GACAATTTGGGTTTCGAAGCAGAGCGTAAGCAAGTTAAGAAAGCTACTGTACCTTATGTATATGGCTCGAAACGTGAACCGATGAACGTCTTCGGCGAAGAACTGTACCAGAAGTTCATTGATGCTTACGCGGCAGTAGTTCCTTGGGCAGAATGGGCGAAGAACACACTAATCAACTGTTGGAACTCACTTGCTCATTACCATGAGTGGGAGACTCCTGACGGTGGTGTGGCTCACGTTAAGGTTATCCGCAAGGATGACACCAAAGGCTACTTCCAAGGCCGCCAGTACACATACGAGTACAAAAAAGTAGGTGAGAAAGGTAAAGGCGAAGAAGGCACTCGTTCACTAGGTGCCAATGTGACACACAGCTATGATGGCTACGTGTTACGTGAACTTCACCGTCGCTGTAATTACGACCCACGTCGTATCCGTTATGCACGTGACATCATCAAGGCTTACTTGATTGATGCTACTGCACCGGTACACGCTAACCGTAATATGAACCGCAAGAAGAAACTATTCCACCTACAGAAAATCTCCAAGCGCTTCAACACAATCTCAGTACGTGCTGCTAACTACATTGATAGCTTCACTGTACAAGGTTGTGACAAAGACTACTTGAAAGGTCTGTACCAACGTTTGAATCGAATGCTTGAGTATTCACCATTCGAAGTACGCACAATTCATGATGAATTTGCATGCTGTCCAAACCACGTACAACGCATGAAGTCTTACTACAACATTCTGTTGGCAGAAGCGTACCAATCAACATGGCTATTTGATGTGATTCAGGACTTGTCCGGCATCTCATACCATGAATACCAACCTGAAATCGAGCAAGACATTGTTGAAGCTATCTTGAACAACAACTACTCACTCAACTAAGGATTAATATGAGAAGCCACCAGCAAGTAGGCTTATGCCTTATTGCTATCGGTGCGTTTGTAGACAATGGGCTCCTAATACTATTAGGGCTCATTGTTTTATTTTCGTAGGAGATAGTTATGGGCGTACGAGCAGAGCTACGACGACAACGCAACTTACGGCTGCGAGGCACTTGGCGCAAGCGCCTGTGCCTCTGGCCTAAGGTAATTTATGACCCAGATAAACAAACTAATGTCATTATTTGACCTTTCAACACGTATTGGGAACAATACATCATCGGACACCACGGCTACGACGGTGGATGGTACGCATCAACAAGGAAATATGGAAACTATGGAACAGAAACTTGTAATCTTTGACCTCGATAACACACTTCGTGACAACAAAGGCAGCTCACACATGATTCCCTGTAATCTAGGACTGTCTATGAATATCGCGGCTAACTGGGCACCTTGGCAGGCTTACGTCAATGAGAACAGTAAGCCAATTGAATACATGTGTGAGTTGTATGCATCGATGGTGAGCAACCCGGAGTACTTAGTGTACATTGTCACCTCTTCATCCTTTGGCACACTAGATTGGTTAGACAAGCATCATTTACCTGACCCAGATGGTGTTGTAGAGCGTGCTATCACCAATGACAGCACACCTACTGACTACAAAAAGAACTACATTGACATCAATCAAAATATTCATTTATGGGTAGATGATTGTCCTAAAATTTGTAAGTACGCTCGTGAGAAGGAAATCAAAGTCTTACAAGTGACGCACAACTACTACGAACATCAAAAGTAATTCTTTGCTAATATTTGGGGAGCCGCTGGCTCCCCTTTATTTTGTATAATCCCGTTCTTCATGAGTTTTTAATCTGTGACAATTAGCACATAATGTCTGTAAATTTTCAGGCGCATTATTCGTATGTTCGCCATCTTTATGGTCTACATCTAATTGACAGGGGTGCTCAGGAACGAACCCACAACGCTCACAATGGTCTTTGCGATGAACTTGGTATTCTTTACCAGTTCTAGGCTTTTTACGCCTACACGAGCGACAGAAGCCTCTGTAATACACACCATTCTTCTTACTCTCACGTTTTTCAGTGAGATTATTACAGCCTTCGGTTTTACACACTGGTCGCATACATTACTCCTTTTGGAAAATTAAGTATAAACTATTGGGAGCTAGAAATAGCTCCCCTTATTTTTTCAAGGAGTTACCCATGAAGTACGATATGACCAATCCGTTGTTCCTAGAAGCATGTGAGACACAACGACAAACAGAGATTCTCGAAGCCTATCTAAACAACGACCAATCAGCATCGAAAGCGGCAACCATCCTAGGGATTAACCGTCGCAACGTCCAGTTAGCACTTAAACGAATTCGAACCAAAGCAGCCCGCCGTAACGGTGGTCAGGACATCTCCAAAACAGTACCAGATGGATATATGGTCAAAGGCGTATCAGCCTTAGTAGATGGAGATGGAGTAGAGAAGCTGCGTTGGATTAAGACCCAAGTTGATTGGGAAAAACATCAACAACTCATCGCAGAAGCTGCAGATGCTTTTGCCGGTACAATGCCCAAATACAAACCTCGTAAAGCTCCAGGCAATACAGAGACTGATATCATTCCATGGTTTAACATCGGTGACGCACACCTAGGCATGCTGGCTCACAGTATGGAAGTGGGTGAAAACTTTGACCTCAAGATTGCTGAACGTGAACTTATCACAGCCATGATGACTCTCATGATTCAAGCTGGTAAGCACGAACGCTGTGTTATCCAAGATATGGGAGACTTCACTCACTATGAAAACATGTCTGGTACTACTGAACACTCTGGCCACGCGCTTGACTTTGATACTCGCTTCCAGAAGATGGTTGGAGTTTATATTCGCACTATGCGTGCTATTGTGGAGTTTGCGCTGGATAATTTCGACTACGTCGATGTGATTATTAACCAAGGCAACCACTCCCGTACCAACGATATCTGGATGGCTAAATTCCTGCAAAGCCACTACGAGAATGAACCAAGACTGAAGGTACTCGATAATGACTCGGTTTTTATTGGCTACCGCATGGGCAACACCTTTGTAATGTCCCACCATTCCGACAAATGCAAACACAACAAGCTAGTGGACGTAATGGCGACTGACTTCCGCGAAGACTTTGGTGAAGCCAAGTACAAGTATATTGATATCGGGCATATCCACCACAAATCCATTGCCAAAGAATACGGCGATGTGACTATCGAGTCATTCAACCAACTGGCACCAATGGACAAATACGCCTTTGAAGGTGGTTGGCGTTCTCGCTCTTGTCTAACGTGCGTGCTTCGCTCGCGTACGTATGGAGAGAAAGGTCGATTGATTATCACTGCTGAAGAAGTCAAAGACCTTCTCAAAAATGTGCCAAAGGGCACACATGTACAATCATTACGTAAGGCGCACAGAGTATGAAACGAGAAGATGCTGCAAAACTAGTCAACGCAAACCTTATCCCAGATGAAGCTGGTGGTATTAAGTATGATGGCGACAAGCCTCGCTATGAACTGATTCCACCCCATGCACTGGAAGAGATGGTTAAGGTTTTGACCGTTGGAGCGAAGAAATACGATGCTGAGAACTGGCGTAAGCTAGATAACCTCGCAAATCGCTACCGTGGAGCCCTCCTACGCCACACAATGGCTATCGCTAAGGGCGAACTATACGATGACGAAACCGGCCTTCTACATAGCGCACACGCGATGTGCTGCACTGCATTCCTAACTGAGTACTACAAGCTCAAGGAACTAGGTCAGTGGGAAGGAGATAATTAGCGGTGCCGTTGGCACCTTTTGTGACCGAATGTTCATTCAGTCGGGAAAATTGTATATGTGGTATGAGATTCTAAAAATCACCCAAGAAGTCATCGATGTTGATTGCGATGTGCGTTTTGAGGATGGAGCGCTTGAGATAGATTTGAAAATCAAAATTCCAATAGCGAAAGAAATTGAAAACATGTATTGCAATTTAACTTCCGTGACTGAACATAACCCAAAGGACCCATAAGGGTCCTTTTATTTTTAAAGGGGTTCTAATGAAAATACTCTACTTAGTGAAACCAAATGGGACAATCATAAGTCTACATAAGAAATGCCCATTAAATAGTAGATTAAACAAATCCGGGTATCGGACTGTTAATGCGTTTAGAACGACCAAACTTATACACAGGCTAATAGCACAAGTATTTGTACCAAATCCTATGAATAAACCCTTCGTTAATCACTTAGATGGTAATAAATTAAATTGTGACTACACCAATTTAGTGTGGTGTACTCAGCAAGAAAACATCATACATGCATGGAAAACTGGGTTAAGTAAGCCACGTGGTTGTAAGCTATCTGATACTGCAGTACATGACATAAGAACTAAACGAATTAGTTTAGTGAAATTTGGGAAATTATACCGTGTTTCGCCTAGAGCAGTTGCCCAAGTACAAGAAGGACGCACATATAAGCACGTACCTTTGAAATGAATAGACTAAGGGGGCTTCGGCCCCCTTTCTTTTTTCCTTATCCAACCAAGGAGCAAACCATGAAAACAATAGATTCGGGCTCTTTTAGCCTCGGATTAGTATGGGGCATATTATTCACCGGTTTATTAGGGTTGTTTGTATACCTACTCTCGTTGTACTCCCCAGGCGAAGGCAGATATTACTACCCGTGGTATGAAACCGAGGCAATCTGTGTTCAGACTGAAAAACAAAATTGCAGAACTGAATACAAGGAAGTCTACGTTGCTTATGACAGGAGATACGACTATGGAAAGTGATGACAAATGTCTCATATGGGTGATAGGTATTATGTGTGCATTCTTCCTATTCCTTTTAACTTTTGACGCAACATTCAAAGCATTGGAGCGTGAACATGACATCCAACAACAGCGACTGGAAATCAAACAGCGTCAAATGGCTTTACAACATGGTGAGCTCCGCGCCCAAATCAGGCTTCACTGTCTGGAGCGAACTGATATTTCAGGAGATGCCAAATCTAAGGAGTGCTGGGATGAGTTATAGACACATGAACTTCGGAGCCAACATCAGTTGGAACAAGAAGGAAATGGTACGTGCTTTAATCGAAGAACGTATTCCTCGACGTAGACCCACTAACCGAGAAGAGATTCCTGCTTGCATCAAGTGGAACCAATACGCTCGGTGGATTGAGAAGAGTGACGACTATCAAACCATACAGCAATACGTTGACGCACAGACTGCCTTCGATACTCCTGATGAGTGGTTCAAACACTTAGTGCAGCAGCACAAAGAAGACAGCAAACGTGGTCGTGTCCGTCAATGGTACGCCGATGGTAATCTCGAAGAAGACAGAACTGACCGTCAGGCACAGGGAGGTTCTCGCAAGAAGGGAGGACGTGTCGGATGGCCATCGACGAAAACAATCAAGTAATCGATGAATGGTTCGATTTACTGCAGATGTACATGTTCCTGCATGACAATCCACCACTCAACTCAATCCTGTTCGACAACCTAGTCGAATGGGTACATTCCAACACCAAGTGTGAATACACTATGGCTCACCAAATCGTAGACAATCGCTACTTCCAAGTATATGGGAACACAAACGACTACAAGCTGTGTCGTGCTCATATGACTGATGCTGAAGAATTAGCGTACCAAAGATGGAGACATACTGATGACCAATCCAACTGATACCGAAATGCTTAAAAAGGCTGTGGCAACCATGGACCCTAAGCATGGCGGGATGCACCATCGTGCACAAATGCAAACCAAACCAGGTAAAACCCCATCTATGACGGGTAAACCTCATGAGCGTGCTGTTTATCATGCGATGCAGTACGCCATCAATCCAATTAAGAAAACTCTGACGGACGAAACATGCAGCAACATGCGCGTCACTGCTATGTCAGCAGAACCGGAATGCGGTCAAGTGTATAACCACTTCGCCAATGGTCTGACAGACCCACGTATTTGGGTTCAACAAGTACAGGCTCTCCATGTAATCGAAGCAGAAGTGAGCGTAGACACTATCTTCGACCAGATTGGAATGCCTAAGCCAAGCCGCTTACTAATGCGTGCTGCAGTGTACGTGTACGTCAAGTCTCTATTCTGGGACTATATGCGCAGCATGAAAGAGTTTAACGATGCCTAAACCGTTTGACGCATATGCCCCTGAACACCTTGAACTCTACGAATGGTTCAAGCACTTCCACCCTCAGTGGTGGAAGGAAGTGGACGCTAAAGACTTGATTGGCATTAAAGTGACTCGCGATAACCTAAGCGAACAATTCCCAGTGAATAACATATCCCCAAGTGAATGGAATGATTTATGGAATATCTTGGTTGTTCGCCAATCTGCTGGAATTTATTAGCACCGCTTCGCGGTGTGTGGTGGAAAGACATCCTGCATCTTTCCAGCATACTTCCTTGTCTAACGACCTTTGTAGGTATTTTTCTACGCCCCTCACCACTCTTGGGGCTTTTTATTCATGTCTAATCGACCTTAGTGGGACGGTTGGATGGTAGGCTCGGCTGCCAAGATTGATGCGCATCCACTAAGGTTGGTTTGCTTTGCTCATGCACATCTATCACCGAGACATATTCCGAAGCGTTACTGTAGTGCGATACGTGTAAGGTAGCCACCGAGTGCGCTTCGAAATGTGAATTCATCAACTCTGCCCGGATGATGAAACTATCACGCTTGTGCCCGCTAATTTCTTAGCGGGTATTTCGCCGCATGTGGTCTTGTTGCTTGAATGTTTTTAACCGATGGCAATTAGCACACAAAGTTTGAAAATTACTTGGGTCATTATTCAAGTGATTACCATCCTTATGGTCAACATCAAGTTGACAAGGGTGTTCTGGTACAAAACCGCAGACTTCACAATAATCTTTCTTGTGAGCTTTGTACGCATCAGCACTCTTACCGTGTTTATTCCGCTTTTTGAGGCACTGTGAACACTTAGAGTGATAACGCATCTCACCTGTTCTTGGGCTTCGACCGTGCGGTTTGCATAGGTTGCCGCAAGCACATAAAGGTCTTTCCATAATTTACTCCTTAAAGAAATTAAGTATAGCTGCCTCGCTCTGCGGGCTCATGTGAATTTGTTCTGGCAATAACGCCTAATTAAACAGAGGGAACTCACATGAGTGAAAATCAAGAAGTTAAAGTTGTGCGTCATAAGCACGAATTAGAGCTGGACGACAATGTCTTTTACAGCATTGTCTGGTCACTAGTTACTGTTTTTGCAATCACATTAATTCTTGCAATTACGCACTACAACACCCATAGCAGCGAATCGATTGTAAGCATGACTAACAACGGTACTCCAGCTATGGAAGCTTCATGTGCTATTGAAGGCTACTCAGATAGTAACTGTGTGATTCTCAACACCGGTAACGCTATCAAGAAAAATTCTCAGTAAAGTGCTGGTCAGGAACTAGACGCAACTCTCACGACTACCATCGTGCGTCATATAGTTCCGATTAGTGCCCACCCTGCCAGTTGGGTGATACAACTACGAAGGTTTGCGTGAGCAGTTTCCTTCCCATGTCCCATCCTGACGTGTCTGTAGTTAATGTATCTAGTAAAACTTGGAAGCGGATGCCCAGGGAGTTCATGCTACTCTCCCTAGCCAGAAGACAAGCATTTGGGGGGAAACCAACGCCCTGCCGCGAAACGTGGGACCGAGTCCTCTTTCCTTTTCCTGGGGAGGACTCACCTTTTCTTACTCATTGACTAAGGAGTCAGTATGATTCAGAAGTACGTAAACATTTTGTCTCGAATGGCCGAAAAACCTTATATGGTCAGTGAGATTGAAGCTTTGGAGCAATGCACCAAGGCTGAAGTTCATTACGCTGTGGAGCAAGCCAAGAAACAAGGTGTTGCTGTAGGCAAGTTGGGCAATACTCCGTATATGCACTTCTTCATCCAGCCTGATGAAATTCAAAAGCTACCGCGATGTACCATGCAAGATGATATCCGTGATGTCATTAATGCCGGTGACGCTTGGACGTACAAAGAACTAGGGGATGCGCTAGACCTCACTCAAATACAAGTACGCCGAGCAGTTGCCACCTTAATTAAGTTAGGTGAGATTGAAGTAAATATTCGACAAATCAAACCAGACAAAGTATGGTGTACGCAAATCCAGTCAGTTCACGCTGAAGAACCATTGTTTACAGGGGTGTAGCCAAGTGGCCTAAGGCACGGGTCTTTGATACCTGCATTCGGAAGTTCGAATCTTCCCACCCCTACCACTTATCCGTGTATAGCTCAGTCTGGTAGAGTAAGCCGTTTGGGGCGGCGAGGTCGAGGGTTCAAATCCTTCTGCGCGGACCATATTTTCGGGGGAGTAGCTCCAATTTGGCTAGAGCCACGGATTCCAAACCCGTAGGTTGGTGGTTCGAATCCATCCTCCCTCTCCATGTCGCAAGTTGTGCAAACTAACTACCCGTAGTAAGCATGACGACTAAAGTCCCCTAAGGATGGGGGCACCTTCTAACGTACTGTAGTGCCTTACTTCAATTAATGAGGCAAGGAAGGTATCACTACAGTACACCTTATTCAGAGCAACTTGAGTACCGCGTAACTGTAGGGCTCTTGCTGATTAACCGTCTGCTCATACGGTTGGAAGGGTTCAAGTCCCTAGTGAGCGCAAATTCGGAGAATTGGCTGAGTGGTCGAAGGCAGCTGGTTGCTAACCAGACGGCTGGCGTTAAGTCGGTCCAAGGGTTCAAATCCCTTATTCTCCTCCATTTTGGGGAACCAAGGAACAGTACACAGCAGACTCTTAGAAAGTTGTGTATGCGGGTTCAATTCCCGCGTTCTCCACCAAAAATAGGTAAGAGCACTTTATGTTGCTGGTTCGATTCCAGCCGTCCAATGCGGGCGCGAGGAGGGCATACTGTGTGAAAGCCAAGTCCTCCCTGTTGACAGGGGAGGGCGGTACTATTCTATGGCCCTGCTGTCTTTTAATGTGATAATTCTTCGTGCTCACACGCTGCTGGACTATCGCTGACAGACTCAACTAGGCAGGGCCTCCATTCAATCCAACCGGAGCTAATTATGGCTAATAAGAAATTCTTCTCTACTCAAGTACGTGGTACTGAGAAATCAGCTATTGCTGTGTTCTTCAGCAAAGCTAAATCTGCTGGTATTAGTGTTAAACGCTTTAGCATCGTACCGGTGTATCCACTTCATCCAAATGCGGAGTCCGGCACGTTCAAAGTAACGGCGCTGGAAGCGTATTAATGCCTGTTTACGTCGTACACGTTACTGTTCACACTGGTGAATACGAAAAGGTGTATGAAAAACTGGTCGAAGCCGACGATAAAGAACGCGCTGAGTATGATGCTCTCCACGGAGAAACGCATAATACAGATACGGCACCTTCTTTTGAAGAATGGCAAGCCAAAGATACAAATTGGCAATGGGAAGACGACTGGATGATATACACTGCGTATGTCCATAAGGAACTTGACCCAAATCAAATCAATGCTATTACAGGTATTGTAACTATCCACTAGTTGTCGCACCTTCGGTGCGTGTGGACGATAATCCAACACATCGAGGAAACGATTATGAACCCACTAAAAGTTATTATTATTTTACTTGTTATCACTGCTGTAGCACTTATTGTTGCGCCGGCAGAAGCCTCTCAATCTGACTCAACCGGTCAGTACTGTGAAGCCAAATCCGAAACCTGCGTTGAACGCGGTGTTACTGGACCAAACGAGCTGACTACCCCAGCTCAAATAGACTGGGAAAACGACCCAGCGTTTAAACACGGTGGCTTGCCACCAAAGAATGCCAAGTAGTCTCTCGCTGAGCTACTTTGCATGTCGGAAAAATGTTTAACCAAGCTGATACAGTGATGGTTCATTTGTTTACATCCGACTGCCGTGGTGGAGTTAATCGCCCACATGATTGCGCGGCACACAGACCCCTGCTCAATAGTGCTATGAGCAGTCCAAAAGGCACTATTAGCCCCCGCCTTGGGAGCGGGGGCTTATTTTTTGTTCCAACCGGAGAAGTGTTATACCTAAAGATAAATCTGGTACAGCCATGGAAATGGCATCATGCCCTGTGTGTGGGCAAGAGCACCCAATTGGTGTGTTAATTCACAAACGCCTAAAACCTATTGACAACCAAACCACAGAAATTCGTATGTGCCCAGAGCACCAAGAATTAGCCGACAAAGGTTATGTGGCATTGGTAGCGGTAGACCCTGAAAAGTCTAAGCCAGAACAAGGTGTGTTCTATCGTACCGGTGAAGTCATGCACATGGCTGACCGTATGTTCAAAGAACTGTTCCCTGGAATGACGTACCCAGAAGGGTTGCCTGTTTGTCACGTGGAAGAAGAAGTGATTAAACTCATCAATGAAGCGTACGAACGTGACATGGGTGAAGAAGTACCAGGTCCTGAAGCCGCCGACAACGTCGTCAACATCAACGACAAGAAAAAATTACACTAAGATAGAAAAGCCCATCAATTAGGTGGGCTTTTTATTTACCGCCTTTGGCGGCTAGTCACTTGGTAAATCAAAGTCCCCTTCGTACCACGTAACATACGAAGCAAGTCTCTGTGTATCAGTTGCATCCAAACTAGTGATACGCACCAAGAATTTTGTATTAGGTTTATAAATTGTTTCTAAACCAAAAATTTCTTCAGATACAGTAGTAGCAACAGCATTACCTACTCCTGAATCACCTAAATAATGGCGTTCTGATGTAAATGGGGTACCATCGGCATTAATGACCATGCCAGTCAAAATCTGTACTTCAGATACAACTTGGTTCATGCTATTTAAACCACGAATAGCGCCATTAGGTGTACCACCTGTGATGTCAGGTGCTTCAAACACCTCCACTTTCACTCCTAATCCATCATATTGAAATGTACGCCCTTTAGTAGCTAAAGGTTTAGAACCCACAGACAGCACATATTCTACAATTCCACTTGCAGGCAAAGCAGGGATATAACTAGAGTAACTAAACTGTACCCCGTTTTTGACGTTGGCTTCCGTATAAGACTGTGTAATTACAGCCTTATACCCTCGTCTCATTTCACGAAAAAATGCATAGATTGAATCTTTAGCAACCCATTTCATTATAACTCTCCTTATTTAAGTTAACGATTTGTTGCATCACAAGTGTACGTGAATTTGGCGACTTCGTCGCCTGTTCAGAACGTAATCCAACAGGAGTAAAAGATGACTGACCAAAATCAAAATCCAGACCCAGCTAATACACCAGAAGAACCGAAACCGCTGGTCTTTCAAGACCTTGCTGATGCAGATGCTGAATGGGAATACAACCCTCTAGCGTGTCAAGTTCAGATGCAATGGGGTAAGAAAACTTATCCTTTGTGGGTACAAGCTGCGAATCGTGAAGATTTGGATAAGCTGAACAGTCGTGACCCTCAGTGGTACAGCGATACATTCCGCGTAGCCGTTAGAAATAACGCTTTTGGTATTCCGCCAGGTGCTGTTATTCAGGTAACACATGCTGGTACAGCCGGCCCATCGGTAGACCGTAAGTGGTTGAAGGCGGTAGCTTATGCTGACCCAAACCAAGACCATAACAAGGTCCTTACTGATGTAGACCTAGATGGTGCCTTAGTTAACCAAGTCAAAGGTGAACTACAAGCTAACGATGGTAAGTTAGAAACTGTAGAGTTCCGAAAGGAGTACTTCTAATGGAAGACCTATTGGAAACCTATCGTGATATGGCCATCACATCTGGGGAGTTCCGTCAGCGCAATAACCATAAGCACTCGACAACGAACTCCAAAGAAAATAATGACGATAGCTACACGCCTAGCGATTGTCACTACGCTTTGGGGAATAACTTCGATTAGGAGTTCCCTTGAAAACAGAAGCATTAAAACAGTACGAAGGTAAGTTGACTGCTTTCCAAGTAAAGCAAGGTCGAACCAAGTCACGAGTAGTCTGTCCTACTGAGATGGGCTGCAAGGAAGGTGATATTGTTTACACCGAGAAATGCCATGGCATCGCTGACGGTGTAGTGGGTTGGGTGATTCTAGGCAAAGAAATCCCTTTGAATTCTTCTGAAGTACTATCCCGCCAAAACATTCAAATCATTCTGAATCGTGAAAACATGAGCCAAGCAGACCAATTTCGTGTTTGGGACAACCTCATGGCTGAAGCTAAAACTTGGGCACTTATCAATGGTAAAGACCCAAACCATGTGCCATTTCTAGGTCCTTACCACCTTCGTCAATATGCCTCACTAACAGGAATCATCTGATGCCTACTAAAAAGACTCGTATCAACACCAAGCCACCGTACAACAACAATGCTGACCTAGCGGTCAAGTATATTTGTCAGTGGCATTACGACCGTAATCTCATTGATGAGGCTACTGATGAAAGTCAAACGAAGAAGCTATTCGAAGAGTTCATCGAATTGGTGGCGGCAAACATGCCGGACGCGACTCCTAAGGAAATTGCGACGAAAGTGATTAACATGGTTAAGGAGCTGTATGCAGACAATCGCATTAAGACAGTTCCTGCCGGTCAAGAACTTGCTGCCAAAAAAGATGCACTTGGTGATATGAATGTTGTTATGATTAACATTATCGAGCGTAACCAGTGGACATTCTACGAAACACTGATGTGCTCCTATAATGAAATCAAGGACCGTAAGGGCATCGCTCTGAACGGAACATTCATCAAGGCAGTGGATTTACCAGCTTACAAAGCTGAGATTGAAAACGCTGGCTTTAACTATGACCAAGTCATCGAGGACAATACGTAATGGCTATTGTACAAAAACCGGACAATCGTCCGAAGGTGCCACGCACGGGTGGTGTACCGGTAGAGCCGAAAGACCCTACTAAGTACAAAGAAAAAGAGAATCGTGCAACTCGATTCAACCCGTACGATGACCCGAACGACCCAACAAAAGCTCCCGAATAGGGGGCTTTTTTCATTCTGGAGGTTCTATGGACAAAATAGAAAATCTCGAAGAAGGTCTAAAACTCATAGGGTTGTTGACCCCTGAATCCAGAGAAAAAATTGTAACAGCTTTCAAGCTATTAGAGATTGAAAACCTTCAATTGAAGGCAGAAGTTAACACCCTTAGAGGTAATCTCGAAAAGCTGGAAGACCGAATGGATAGGGTACAACATTACCTCACAAACGCTGGCCAAAAATACTAGCCGCTTCGCGGCTTTGGGCCGGAGGAACTCTGCCAATGAAAGTAGAAGTTATTAAGGACGGTGAAGTCGTACAGACGTATAACCAGTCCGTTGAGGCGCTCGTGCCCTCTAAGCACGACAAAATCACTATTGATGGTACTGAACACACCATCATTGGGCGTAAGATTGAAACGGAAGTAAACCGTTCAAAAGCCCACCACTCCATCAAACTTTTCGTCTAAAACCTAAAATCAGAAGGAAGACACCATGCCAGTGAATTCAGAACAAGCACGCGAGTACGTAGAAGACTGTCTAAATGCAGAACTAGTACCGTTCCTAAAAGGTGCGCCGGGTATCGGTAAATCATCAATCGTTAAAGCGATTGCCCTTGTACGTAACCTATTGGTTATTGACGTTCGTTTGTCACAGGCTGACCCAACCGACTTGAACGGCTTCCCGTTCGAAAAAGATGGCAAAGCTACATACATTCCGTTTGACACCTTCCCAATCGTGGGTGACAAACTACCAGTGAACACTGAAATGTTCCTAGAAAAGCGTAATGCTGAAATTGCAGCAGGTACGTTTACCAAGCAAGATATCCAAACCAAAGCCAAGGTCTACACAGACTGGGCTACAAAAGCGATGGAAAAATGTCGCTATGCTGGTTGGCTTCTATTCTTGGACGAATTCTCCTCAGCACCACCAGCTGTGCAGGCTGCCGCCTACAAGCTGGTGTTGGACAAGCAAGTTGGTAAACATGACTTGCACCCAGACGTTCATATCGTTGCAGCGGGTAACCGCGTAGAAGATAACGCAATTGCCAATAACATTGGTACAGCGATGTTGTCACGTGTTATCCACATCGAAATGGAATCAGATGACGAACTATGGCTTGCATGGGCTATCGGTGCCGGCATCTCTCACAAAATCCGTGACTACGTTAAGTGGAAAGGTGTACAAGCATTGAACACGTTCAACCCAGAACAGACTGAAGAAACATTCGGCTGTGAACGTACGTGGGAATTTGCCAACAACCTAATGGAGCAGTGGGGCGATACAGTTCCAGGCAGCAAACTAACACTGCTGCAAGGTACTATCGGTACTGGTCTGGCTCAGGAATTCTACAACTTCCTGAAGGTCTACAAAAAGATTCCAGACTACGCAGCTATCATTGCTAATCCAAAAGGTACTCCAGTACCGGATGAGCCTGACCGTCGTTTCGCACTAACTGGTGTTATCGCTAAAAACATCGAAGCTTCTACAGCTGGTGATGCGATGAAATACATTGGCCGTCTACCTCTTGAATTCCAAGTCATCTGTATGAAGGACATCATGAAGGTAAACCCAGGTATGTCTACCAACCCAGATGTTGCGGCATGGGTGAAGCAGAACATGAATGCAATGTTCTAAGGACTACTATGCGAAAATCCACTATTCATGACTATGAGGTGTTTTCCGATGGTACGGTGTATTCACATAACACCAATAAATTTTTAAAACCATTAATCCACTCACAGGGTTACCACATGGTGGATTTAGCTGGAAAACGTTATTTAGTACATAGGCTGGTTGCACAAAAATTTTTACCCTTGATAGAAGGGAAAGAATACGTTAATCACATTAACGGGAACAAAGCTGACAATCGAGTTTCAAATTTAGAATGGTGTACGCAAAAAGAAAATATATACCATTCTCATAAAACAGGGTTAGCTGGTAAATCGAAAAACCAACCTAAACTACGCAAACTACCTCCTAAAGCAGTGCGGGATATCCGTACAAAAAGACTTTCTCAAAGAAAGTTTGCTGCGCTTTACCAGATAGGTAAACGTACTGTAGCAATGATTCAGTCGGGTGAAACCTATAAGGATTTGTACTAATGGTAACGAATTTTAAAGCAGTTGATGGTCTGCTGTCGAAAGCGAAGATTAACCTGATGACTCGACCGGACAGTGTATTCATTACTACTGTCCTGTTTTCGCTTAATCCAAAGTGGGATACCACTATTCCGACAGCGGCTACTAACGGTGTTGATTTGATTATCAACCCACACTTCTTCGAGCAGCTAGACTTCGCGGAACGCGTATTTGTACTAGCTCACGAAACTTGGCACGTAGTCTTCCAGCACATGGACCGTCAGATGGGTCGTGACCCAATCAAGTGGAATTACGCTTGTGACTATGTCATCAATCTGATGCTGAAAGACAACGGTTTCAAAGTCATGCGTGGTGCGCTCATTGATGAGCAATACCGCGATATGTCAGCGACTGAAATCTACGACATTCTTCCAGACCCACCGGCAGACCCGGGTGGTACTGGTGCAGACTTGCAAGATGCTCCTAAGGACATGTCCAAGGAAGACTTCAAGCGCCACGTAGAAGGTATGGTTCAACGTGCTTCAATGGCAGCTGACAAAGCTGGCCAAGCCGGTACAGTTCCAGGTGATGTACAACGTTGGTTGAACAAGCTAACTCGTACTAAGGTTGACTGGCGTAAAGCTCTGCGAAACTTCTTCACTGCCCTTGCGAAGAAAGACTTTTCGATGTCTAAACCGAATCGTCGTTATATCAATCAGGGTTTCTTCTTGCCTACTCTGCAAGGTGAAGCCATGGGTGAAATCGCATGTGCGGTGGATACTTCCGGTTCGGTATCGGACGAAGAGTTCACAGCATTCGTCTCAGAGATGAAAGCCATCAAGGAAATCTACAACCCAGAGAAGATGACCATCATCGACTTTGATACGCAGATTAACACGGTGGAAGAAATCGCTGCAGGCGAAGCCTTTAAGTGTAACTTCCGTGGGTACGGTGGTACTGATATGTGGCCTGTCTTTGAACATTTCAAGGGTAAGAAGCCACCTAAGTGCCTAATTGTCTTCTCAGACATGTACTGTGATATGTCGATGCCTAAACCACCATTTCCGGTGATTTGGGTTTGTGTTAACCGTGAAGACTGGAACCATGACTGGGGCAAGGTGATTCACTATGACACAACCGACTTATTCGACCGATAAGTTTATTGCAGAAATTGAGTCTTGGGATACCCCCGAGACTCAAGAATGTTTCCCAAAGTCAGAATACTGCCCGTTCGAAAAAGAAGGGGAGGATGGGACATTTATGTGTACCCAATGCCCTTTCTCTGAACGCAACAGGAAGCAGTTCCTCAATACGCTTAAAACCATCAAGCTACTGGAGCTAGACCATGTCGCTATTCCCGAAACTCCTAAAGCTACTAAAGGGAGCAAGTAACACTGAATTGTGTGGCGCGGTAAACGCGAACTGCGATAACCAGTGTCAGTCTTGCCCATTTGGTTCGGCTAACAACAAAAAGCATATCGACAATTCACTCGATATGATTAATCTGGTTATGGGTGAAAGCTTTAACCAGACAGAGGAAATCCCCGATTATGATTCAGACGACTAACCTAACTGCACACCAGCAGTTGGGTTTAGATGCGTTTGAAGATTTCCTCTTCAACTCCAATGACCGAGAGTTCGTTCTAAGCGGATTCTCGGGCGTTGGTAAAACGCACTTAACATCCGCAATGATTGTTAGTGTGCAAAAGTATATCAAATCCTGTGAGCTCATCGGCATTGATGCCGATACCACCTACGAGCTTACGGCGACTACAAACCAAGCAGCAAAAGTACTAAGTGACCGGCTGAAAATGCCAATAGACACAATCTTCTCTGCGCTGAAAGTTAAACTTCGTGAAAATTACCGTACCGGTAAAGAAGACTTAGATTTCAGTAACTGTAGTATTCATTACGATAAAGTAATTTATTTCATTGATGAGGCTTCATACCTCAGTAACGAAATGATTGGAGCTTTACGTAGCTACAGACCCAACAGTAAGTTTGTGTATATAGGCGATAAATTTCAGTTACCACCGGTCGGGTACAATACTGCCCCTGCCTTTGATATTGTGGCTCCACAATACCATCTCTCTGACATTATCCGTCAAAACTCCCAAGCACAAAAAGACCTTGTATTATCACTGAAAGATGAAGTAGAACAGAATCGCTTCATGTATAGTATTCACAAATTCCATAACGGTAATGAAATCATCATTTGTAATGGCTCAGATTTTCAAGCCCTAATAGATGCTGAATTCTCACGCCCAGATTACGAAGAAGACGATGCAAAAATACTTGCTTATCATAATCACACTGTTACTGCCTATTCTCATTACGTTAGAGAGTTGCACGGTAAGCCTGAATTATTTGTCTCGGGCGACACCGTCATCCTCGGACAGTCATGGGGCAACATCCCCACAGCATTTAAAGCTACAGTAGACTCAATTAGTTCTAAGCCAACCGAATTCTATGGTTTAGAGGCTTACTACGTCACTGTTAATGGTGCTGAAGGCGTGTACACTCCTGACTTCGAAGGTCTGAAAGCCTTAAAGAAAGAGTACGCATGGCAGTGTTCAAGACAGTACAAGCATTGGGCAGAGTACTTCGAACTGAAGAATTTCTTCGTCGATTTACGTGACCCAAGTTCATCCACTGTGCATAAAGCACAGGGTTCCACACACAAGACAATTTTCGTTGACATGCACGACTTAAACGAGTGTAAGTCTCCTAGTCTGTTGCGCCGTTTGCGCTACGTGGGTTTGTCACGTGGAGCAGAGAGAGTAGTAGCTTATGCGAAATAAAGAAATATCGTGGGGATACGCTATTGGAAGTTCCGCTTCCAAATATGAGCGTTGGCAGTATGGCACCCACATGACACTGCGATTGCAGAAACTGTTGGTTAAAGCCATGGGGCGCGAATTGAATCGCCCACTGGAACCAGCTTTCCGAACAACCACATTCATGATGAATCCTCACGGTGTTGCTTTAAAAAGCCATGTTTACCACTTAGAGCCAGAGGAAGAAGCAGCACAGAGAGAGATTATCGAAGCTTACCGCCAAAGCATTGAGCTTGGGCAAAAGTTAGAAAATTCTCTACGCCGCGTAATGAATGCAGCTGAAACCACCCACGAACAACTGTACGCAATCAATAATCTGTACGGTGACTCAACTGAGGTAGCTGACGAATGGATTTCCGACGAGTTCAAAGCAATGTGCGACGCCGAGACGTACAGAGATTCTGCGAGAGAGTTAAGGCTGCTAGTAATTCTCCACGGAGGCACTCTATGAGAACGATTGACCTACACGGTTACAGTTCTCATTCGATAGGTGCATTGTGCGAAATCACATTGCTGGCCCAGTACTACCAACAGGAATTCGGTTGGGTACTAAATCATGCCCGAGAACAGAAACCAGAGGCTAATGCCTTGTACATTGGCTCCTATGTCCTTCTGCTAAACCCCGCTGAAAATGCATTATATAACGGTGCTCAATGTGACACCAAAGATGAAACGATGGCCTTCATACTCAATGAAACTCTGCGTCTAAAAGCAGAAGCCAAGGAAGTCAATGCTCTATTCAAATTGGCCTCACGCACTTGTGAAGAACCACGTTATAGAAAAGTGAGTATGTTCCACTTGATGGGCTTACAGCAAAACATGGGCAGTCCTTTACTGGACAAAGACGTAGTCAAGGTAATGGAGTTCCAACGTGCGAACCAAAAGACTCTTACCAAGATGAAAGAGGCTTGTGTTCGAGCTCTGCTGCGCGGTATTCAACCACCATTCGTATTCAACGATGACATGGACTTGTCGGACAATAAGCGTACGTACAAGAGCATCTTCGACTAAACTGTAGTTCCACCCACTAACCTGAGGTATCCATGCGACACTTACTTTTCAAAGAACAGGACTCCTATCAAGTCGCAATCTTGATTAAAGAAGCCGCGTTCAAAAAAGATTTGTTGGTCAAGCATTACGTCAAGCCGTTGGAAGCCCTAGGTATTAACCGCGATGACATTATTTTCTTCACCCTTGAGTATGACAACCCCAAGAAGGTGAAGGCGTCTACCGCAAAAGCGTACATGGAAAAACTACTTCCAGTACTCCAACGGTTTGATATTGAACACATTATTTGTTGTGACCCTAATTACTACAAACCATTGTGTAAAAAGACCAATACGGAAAAAGAGCACGGTTACGTGCAGCCAAGCCAACTGAAAGGATGGGAAGACGTATTCCAAGTCGCTATCTGTCCTAACTTCCAGGGCTTGTTCCGCAATCCAGACCTCCAAGCCAAAATGGATATGGACATGCACGCCATGGCCACGTTCATTCAGGGCACATTCGAGGAACTCGGCAAGGACGTAATTCACCTGTATGAATATACAGAGGATTACTTTGAAATCCGCGACCGACTGGAGAAGCTACTCCTAGAACCAAAACTCACCTGTGACGTTGAGGCTTTCTCGTTAAAGCACCCCACAGCTGGATTGGGCTCGATTGGATTCGCTCGCAATAAACATGAAGGTTGGACAATCGGTGTTGATAAAATCATCAACCGAGCTGCTACATTTGAGGAGCAAGTTAACTGTCCAATTCGTGCACTACTACGTGATTTCTTCGAACGCTACGAAGGCAAAGTGGTTTACCACAATGCTTCCTTCGATATTAAAATCATTCTGTTCAACCTATGGATGAAGCACCTGACTGACCAAGAAGGGCTAGTCAAAGGTTTGAACATTATGACCCGCAACTTCGACGACACTAAAGTCATCACGTACTTGGCAACAAACAGTACTGCTGGTAACCATCTTGGTTTGAAAGACCAGAGCCATGAATACACCGGTAACTACGCTGTCGATGACATCGACGATATTTCTCTTATCCCAAAAGAAGAGTTGTATCGTTACAATGCTATTGACTGTATGGCTACTTGGTATGTGCATGAGAAGCATTGGGACACGGTAGTTGAAGATGACCAACTGGAAATCTACAACGACATCATGATTCCAAGCTTACGTGTCATTATCCAGATGGAATTAACCGGGATGTGCTTAGACATGGCCCGGGTTCAGCGAGCAGTACGTTCAGTTGACCGCAACCTACGTTGGTACAACCGTATAGTTGACGCGCATCCTGCGGTTCAGCAGGTAATCACCCTCAAGAAACAGCGACAAATCGAAGAAGATAATAAGAAACTCAAAACCAAGCAACGCACTTGGGACGAGGTGGACTATATCGGATTCAACTCTGGCTCGACCAAAGATTTGCAAATTCTGTTGCATGAGGTGTTGGACTACAAAGTCCATGATAAAACTGCGACCAAACAACCAGCTACCGGTAACAAAACTCTCAAGAAACATATGAGCATGTCCTGTAAGGACGAATCAGAGCGTAACTTGATGAAAGCGTTAGTTGGTATTGGTGACGCGTCTATCATTCGAAACAACTTCCTTAAAAACTTCTTGGAAGCCACATACTCAGAAGAAGACGGAGCTTACTACATCTTCGGTAACTTCAATCTGGGTGGTACGGTATCAGGACGATTATCCTCCAGTGGGCCTAATCTCCAAAATATCCCGTCTAGCGGTACTCCTTATGCCAAGATGATTAAGAAATGTTTCATTGCTCCACCAGGGTTCGTATTTGTAGGTGCCGACTTCGCTTCACTAGAAGACCGAATCTCAGCACTGACTACACGCGACCCAATGAAACTGAAGGTGTATACCGATGGATATGATGGACATTGCCTCCGAGCTTATCACTATTTCCCAACAGAATATGTGGGAATACCAGAGACTCCTGCGGCAATCAATGCCACCAAGAGTACTCATAAAAAGTGGCGTCAATTATCGAAGACACCAACGTTTGCCCTTACCTATGGCGGGACTTACATGGCAATTGTTGAGCAGACAGGGATGCCTGTCGCCGACGCAAAAGCAATTGAAGAGAACTACCATAAGCTCTACTCAGCGAGTGATGCTTGGGTCGAGGGGCATGTCAAAAAGGCGACTACAACTGGGTATGTTACATGCGCATTTGGACTTCGCGTTAGGACTCCTATACTCGCCAAGACGATACTAGGTCTGAAGGAAACCCCTTATGAAGCACAGAAGGAAGCCCGCACTGCCGGCAACGCCTTAGGCCAATCATGGGGCCTACTCAACAACCGTGCCGCTATCGAGCTACAAGAGAAGACTCTCAAGAGCGCGTTCGTACTTGATATTCGCCCTTGTGCTCACATTCATGACGCTCAGTATTTCTATGTGCGCGATGACGTGGCTGCTGTGGAGTACCTCAATAACAACCTAGGCGATGCAATGGCGTGGCAAAACCACCCATTAATCCAGCATCCAGATGTTCATCTATCTGGTGAGTTGGACTTGTTCTACCCATCTTGGGCATATGACAAGACGTTACCAAACCATGCTTCTCAGGACCTCATCTTCAAAATTGCAGATGCATCACCTGAAGAGTACAAAAAATTAATGAAATCCCTATAGTCGTGGTGGTGGCTTCGCCACCTCCCACGACCTATTCAACGGAGAGTTATCATGGCAAAGTCACCACTTATTGTTAACGAAAGCAGCAATCATTCACTTCCTTACCCACGTAACGTTCAAGTCTCTGGTCGTACCTCAGGTGGTGGTAATTACCTGATGCGTGCAGCGGCTTACGCCAAGGAACACGACGAGCGCCATGTGTACGTGTGTGTTTCACCGGGTGAAAAGCAAGAAGCAGTTACTGAGGCTATCAAGCAGCAGTACTTGCTGATGAACACTGTCGGTAAGACAAACTTCACGATTACTATCGTGAAAGAGGATGCTTGCATCATCTAGGAGTACACCATGCCAAAGGCAAAGTACGAAAACGATTGTGATGCGCCGCTCAGTGTAGCCGTATGGCTCGCTGACGACGATTACAGCTTCAACCCTGACGAACGTGCATTATCTTGTACGGACCTCTTAAAATCGCATAGACAGCTTGTATTGCGACAACGCCGATTAGCGGTATTGTCTGCAAATCCACAGATTGCAGTGGAAGCAGTGAAGTTGTCTACTCGCGTCGCGAGCCGCATGGGTCAATCAATCCATGCCGGTATTGAGCACACGTGGAACAACAATGCAGCGGAAGCACTCATGAAATTGGGTTACCCGAAGCGTGTTGCTGACAAAGTGGTCATTAATCCAGACCCAGATAGTGATTTAGAAGACCTAATCCCTATTTATATGGAAATTCGCAACGAGCGAGAAATTGAAGGTTTTATCATTTCTGGTCAGTTTGACTTCTGTATTGAAGGGCGTCTTGAAGATTTTAAATCGACAAGCGTATTCACTTACACGAACCAAACCAATGCTGACAAGTATGTTAAACAGGGCTCGATTTATCGTTGGTTAAATCCTAAAATTGTGACTGAAGATATTTTCAACATTAACTATATCTTTACTGACTGGTCTAAGAACATGGCACGCGGCGCTAATTACCCGAGCCAACGTGTAATGGCACAGACATTCAATCTGATGCCAGTAAGCGAGACAGAATCTTGGATTCGTCAGAAGTTGATTACGATTAAAAATCTCGAATCAGTCCCTGAACCAGAACTACCAGACTGCACTCCAAAAGAACTTTGGCAGAAAGAGCCGAAGTACAAGTACTACTCCGACCCGAACAAAGCTGCGGCTGGCGGTCGAGCTACCAAAAACTTTGATGACAAAATGTCTGCTCAACTCCATTTATCGGATAAGGGCAAGGGCACTATCATCACTGTTCCCGGTGAAGTAGTAGCTTGTAAATACTGTGACGAGTTCGATGCGTGTACGCAGAAAGACCGTCTGATTGTAGTTGGTGCATTACGAATGGAGTAAACCGTGACAAAACGTTTACCAACACTAGAAACCATGACATTCAACCCAACGATTGAAGCTGTTGTGGATACACTGTGTGAGCGTACGCAGAATGACAACCGTCAATTCTTCCGTCTCTTGGTCACCTACAATATGTGTAAGGTGGCCTCGATGATGCGTGCAAGCGTACTCACTCATGACCGTGGTAGCATTCCTGTAAATATGTATGCTATCAACCTCGCAAGCTCAGGTTTCGGTAAAGGCTACTCAACTAACATCATGGAAGATGAGGTGCTACACCTATTCCGTGAGACTTTCCTTGAGAAGACCTTCGAAATCCTAGCGGAAAACAACCTCGACATGATTGCTAATCGCCGAGCAGCCCGTAAAGGCACAGCTACGGATGATGAGCGCTTACGTGTCGATAAAGAGTTCGACGCATTGGGCCCACTTTTATTCGCATTTGACTCTGGTACTTCACCAGCTGTTAAGCAGATGCGTCAGAAACTTCTGATGGCAAATGTAGGTTCTATGAACTTCGAGTGTGATGAAATTGGTTCTAACCTGATTAACCAAATCGACGTTATGAATGTGTTCCTTGAACTGTATGACGTAGGTAAGGTCAAGCAGAGGCTAGTGAAGTTTAGTGCTGAGAACCAGCGTAATGAAGAAATTCACGGGCGCACTCCTTGTAACATGATGTTGTTCGGTACTCCGGCCAAGCTGCTTAACGGCGGTAAGACGGAAGAAGAACTAATGTCATTCCTTGAGACTGGTTATGGCCGACGCTGCCTATTCGGTTACTCACGTCACTATGCATTCGACGAGGAGCTTACTCCTGAAGATGTATACGACATGATGACTAACACAGCATCAAGCCAAACCATTATCAATCTAGCAACACAACTGAAGCAACTAGCTGACCCAATGAACTTTGGCCGCGAAATTCCTATGGAAAAAGAAGTGGCACTACAGGTCATTGAATACAAGCTAATGTGTGAACGCTACGCGGCTAAGATGCCAGAGCATGAAGAAATTCGTCGTGCAGAAATGACACACCGATACTTCAAAGCACTTAAAGTTGCTGGTGCTCTAGCATTCATCGAGCAGTCAGACGACATTACCGAAGACCACCTGTACAACGCTATTGCACTTGTAGAAGAGTCTGGTAAAGGTCTAAACGCTCTATTAGCTCGTGAACGTCCATACGTGAAACTAGCTCAGTACATTGCTGGCGTTAATGGCGAACTAACTCACGCTGACCTAGTAGAAGAACTACCGTTCTACAAAGGCACCAATACTCAGAAGCAGGAAATGCTAACACTGGCTATTGCGTGGGCTTACAAAAACAACATCGTCATTAAGAAGTCATTTACCGAAGGTATTGAATTCTTGTCTGGTGAGTCCTTGAAGGAAACCAACCTAGACGAAATGATTATGGCCGCGTCAGATGACATCGCCTATGGCTATGAGAACCAACGAATCAAGTGGGATGAAATTGGTATGGTCGGCGAAAATGCCGGTTACCATTGGATTAACCACTGGTCAAAAGACGGACACCGTCATGATGACAAGATGATTCCAGGTTTCAATATGCTTGTACTGGATATCGATAATGACGTGAGTCTTGAGACAGCAATGTTCTTAATGAAAGACTACACGTACTACATCTATACCACCAAGCGCCACACTGACGACGAGCACCGCTTCCGTATGATTCTGCCAACCAACTTCGAGTTGCGCCTTGATGCAGAAGATTACAAAGAATTCATGCACAACGTGTATGAATTTCTGCCGTTCAAGTCAGACGAAGCCACTGGCCAACGTGCTCGTAAATGGTTGACCCATGAAGGGGACACTTACAGCAATGAAGGCCAACTGTTCGACGTAATTCCATTCATTCCTAAAACCACTAAGAACGAAGCACGTCAAGCTGCGAATGTTGACCTATCGAACCTGTCCAACTTGGAACGTTGGTTCTGTAACAACACCGGCAAAGGCAATCGCTCTAACCAGCTAGTCAAGTACGCCTTGATGCTAGTGGATGCGGGTGGTGACGTGGACTACGTGACAGATGCAGTAATCTCGTTGAATGATAAGCTACCGAATAAACTACCGGAAGCTGAAATTCATTCTACAATCATGGTCACAGCTAGTAAGGCAATCATTGCCCGAGCTAAGGTGTAGCCTATGCATTACACATCTGAAGGACCAGGCGGAACCAAAGTCTATTGGATTCAACATGGAGCTGTATTCCTAAGTATCACTTACTTAGGGCGTCGTAAGGTTAACGCCTACATCGGTGTATCCACCAAGCTTCCAAAAGGATATTTGCCCACTAACAGTGATAACACACCTGCGGTGGTCAAAAGGGCATTCAACAACGCAACCTCAGGACGCACAGAGTTTCCTGTAGGGGGCCTAATTCGAGTACAAGTCAATGACTGATTATGTAAATGACCATCTGGTATTGATTTCAGGCAAATCAGCTACCGGTAAATCAGCTTGTCTGATGGGTTTGGAGAACCCAGAAGGCGTGATGTATCTCAACTGTGAGAACAACAAAAAGCTACCATTCCGTTCAAAATTCATGGAACTCACTGTAACTGACCCGTTGCAAGTCTATGAAGCATTCGAAGAAGCGGAAAGCATGCCTGATGTGCACACCATCGTAGTCGATACAGCGACATATATGATGGATATGTTCGAGTCTATGTACGTTCTAACAGCGGCAGACACTCGTTCAGCATGGGGCGACTATGCTCAGTTCTGGAAGAAACTGATGCAGAACTATGTGGCTAACTCCACCAAGAATGTTATCTTCTTGGCCCACACTAGTGACGTGATGAACGAAACTGACCAAGTGATGGAATCATTTGTGAAGTTCAAAGGTTCAATCATGAACAATGGCGTTGAGTCTTACTTCTCGACTGTAATTTCAACCAAGCGCGTACCGTTGAAAGACTTGAAGGAATACGACAACGATATGCTTGATATCACCAAAGAAGATGAAGCGGTGGGATTCAAGTACGTCTTCCAAACCAAACTTACGAAGAAAACTACCGGTGAGCGTATTCGTTCGTCACTAGGTATGTGGGACCGTAAGGAAACCTTCATCGACAACAATGCGCAGCACGTAGTTAACCGTCTGCGTGAATACTATTGAGGTGATACATGCAGGAACTAGCTGAAAGTCTCATATATGACCCGTTAACTGGTGAATTTACATGGAAGGTCTCTAGCCCACGACGCAAAGCAGGTAGTAAAGCTGGTGGTGTAAGTGGTGCTGGTTACGTATACATCGGTTTTCAAAAGAAAGTCTATCTGGCACACCGAGTAGCGTGGTTCATTATGGAAGGTGAGGTTCCTGATTGTATAGACCACATCGATGGCGACCGTACTAACAACGCATGGAACAATTTACGAAACATTTCTAAAAAAGAAAATCATCGTAACATGAAACGCAACTCTAAGAATACTACTGGAATCACTGGTGTATTTCCATATGAGCACAATCGTTTCAGAGCTTGTATCACTGTTGACGGTAAAAATCTGCACCTTGGGTGTTTCGACACCATAGAGGAAGCCGCAGATGCTCGTAAAAACGCCGAGGTTAAGTATGGGTTTCATACTAACCACGGTAGAAACTAATTAGCTAATTAAGAGAAACTATTATGTCATTTCTAAAAAATCTAGGTAAAGACAAAGATATCCAACAAGAAACGGACAGCCTTGGCGGTGGTGCTAAAGAGTCTGGTCTATACAAGTGTGTTGTAGAAGCAGCATATCTTGGCGTTTCTAAAAACGGCGCGAACAGCATCACTATCGTGGCTAAGTCTGAAGAAGGTCACCAGTTCCGCGAAACCCTATGGGTAACCAACAAAGAAGGTAAAGAGTTCTACATCTACAACGATGAGAAACGCTTCCTACCAGGTTACAACGTAGCGAATGCTATCGCCCTTCTGACTACAGGTTACGAACTAGCTGACCTTGATGACCCAGAAGAACGTACTCTGAACATCTACGACTTCGACGAGAAGAAAGAGCTACCAACTCAAGTAGACTGTCTAACTCAGCTGCACGGCGAAGAAATCTGGCTTGGTATTCTTAAAGAAATCCAAGACAAAACTAAAGCTAACCCAGCGACTGGTAAGTACGAGCCAACTGGTGAAACACGTGAAGTGAACGTCATCGACAAAGTGTTCCGTGCTGAATCAGGTCTAACTGTAGCGGAAGCTCGTCTAGGCCAAGACACTGGTGACTTCATGGACAAATGGGTTAACAAGTGGTCTGGTAAGACTCGCGACAAGTCTAAAGGTGCTGCTGCTGCTGGTAAAGCTGGTGCTCCAAACCAAAGCGCTGCTAAACCTAAGTCGTCACTATTTAAGAAATAATGGCGGTAACTATTGTGTCACCCTTGCGGGTGGCACAATCCAAATCTAAAGACTTCATTCTCAACATGAACGTCTATCGTAATGCCCACTACAGAACCCTGCATAGCACAAAGAAGGAATACGAATCGGTGATGGAAAATCAGATTCGATTCAAAGTTCCCCTTATGACAAAAGTCTCAGTGACATACGTGGTCTACCCACAGACCAGACGTAAGTGTGACCTCATGAATGTGGTCTCAATCCATTCCAAATATTTCCTTGATACTCTGGTTAAGCTCGGAAAGCTACCTGACGACAGCTACGACCATGTCATTAAAGAGTCCACTGCTTTTGGCGGTGTTGACAAAGACAACCCCAGAGTGGAAATCATCGTAGAGGACCTATCATGGCTCTAAAAGTAAAAGTTAAAAAGACAGTCACTCTTGACATCGATATCGACCAAGTTGGCCTAGAAAAGCTAGTACGCGACCACATTGCTGCAGAAGACCCGAACATCGTGGTTAAAGCAGTCAAGTTCGTAGCTACTCGTAAACCAGCTGGTGTAGTAGTAGAAGTTGAAGCGGAGTACCGTGATGACGACGAAGCTGACGACGTTAAAGCTGACGTGTGCAAAGGCTGCGGCGAAGCTGTATGCGAATGTAAGTCCGACACAGGCGAAGCGGAAAAGGAAGAAGATGCTCCAGACCCAGAGCCAGAAGCGGAAGAACAGCTGGAGCTAGAAGAGACAGAACCAGAAGCTACTTCGGAAGAATCTTTTGAAGACAGCGAAATGGATTTGATTGATGAAACTCTAGCGGAGCATGCCGATGAAGAAGACGCAGCAGCCATGGACTTGCCTGACGTTGACACCGACCTACCAGATGGTATGGACGACTTACCTGACGTGGACGCTGAGCCAGCACCAAAGAAACGTAAGTCCTTGTTTAATAAGGACTAGTGCATGAATGATTTTGCTAATAGTACGGCAGGGGCTGCTAAAGTGTAGGGTTCAGTAGATGCAAAAGCTGTACGTGGTACACGTAGCGTAGCCGAGATGATTATTCACTCGGAAGGCAACCTTGTAGATTTGCGCCGTCATAACGACATGCTTCGTTTTATGATTCGCCAACTCGACGGGTCAGCTGAAGAAGAACAACCATTATGCGGTGATTCAACAGCATGTGGTTGGAACCCTCGTCTAGACGACGTTACGACGCAGACCAGCCAAGAGTTAGCAACGCAGGCGATGCTTACGCACCGCCTGGCTGAGCTAATGGGCCTAGAAGTTTAGGTAGCGAAGTCATATACCTGAACAATAGGTAGCGACTCAACACCCATCTCTGCGTACTGGAAGAAGCCCAACTTGTTCGTAATTGAATTGAACAGGAAGAAGGCATCAAAGTACGTGGAGATGTCAACTCCAGTAAGATTAGTGAGAGCCAAGTATTCGAATACACGACGCGGATTGCGGATAGTGTTTCGGATGATGACATTCTGAATACGGAAGAAGTATTTGAAGAACCATAGCTGACCCACATCCCCAAGGTACTGTAAGTACTTGTTAGCCGGTAAGTCATAGTTTACAAATGCGTCTACCACATCATCAATGTCATTGGCTGTCACTTCACCTTTCGTATCAGTGCGGTATTTCAGCGCTGCATAACGAGAGGAGAAATCACCCAGCTGTGTGAACATGTACAAGCTGCGGTACACCTCAGAATCTTTATTGACTAGTAGAGCGTTAGTCGCGCTACGCGCACCTTTCGGTAGGCGGTTAGTCAAACCAGACACTTTATTCTGCATCTTGTTCATGTAGCTGAATGGGTTAGTGTCTTCCTCCACATCCTCAACAATCGCTGTTAACAAACCATGGTCAATCAAATGACGTGCAGGGTTTTTAGCCAGCTCCTCTTGCAGTTCCACAATGCGAGATTCAATCACCTTCACTTTACGAACGTCCGGTTCAATATCCTTCTCAAACTGTAAACGACGAATCTTAGACTGAGCTTCCTGATAACGACGAGCCTCAGAGATACCCTCAATCTGATACTTGATTGCTGTACGCAATGGCATATCTTCTTGAAGAACCAGCTGCACTGTGTTCGAAATCATGTTACCCAGCATTACACGTAGGCCACGGATTACGATAAGGTCCTTGATTGTATGGCTTACTTCACTCAAGAACTTCTCACCATGCAATACTGCTTGAATCATTGGCTTCTCAAGTCGGTAGTTAATTGTTAACGCACGACCCAACTGAGCAACCCACATACTACGGTCATCATCCTCAGTGTGCTTACGCAGAACGTTAGCGATACTCGCCTTACGGTAACCGTAAACCGTATCAAACAACGCAGAGTCTACGAATGCAGCCTCGCCCCACACACGACGTAAATCTTGGCGTGCTTCCGGTGGCATCATTCGGTACGCTTCGCGACCTCTTTTCGTTGGTGCATCCTTGCTCACTTCAATGAAGCGGCTAGTAGTACCACGAACTTTTGCAACATCGTATGCCTCTTTCAGACGTTTATTAATCTCATTATTGAAATTCACAGTACCTTCAGCCTCTACAGTACGACCAAATGATTGACTTAAAATATCAATGAAATTCGTATCACGCCCTAGGATGTTCTCGCGCTCCGCACGGCTTACTACATACTGGAATCCAGTTACTGCACCATGTGCATTTAGTACCGGCACAAGATGATTGGTCAGTTGTGTAGACGTGTTAGAGTTCGCGAACATCGCCTCCATTGCCAAACGCTTCTGTGCTTTAGTCACTTTCGTGTACTTCTGCATAGTAGAGTAATCATCATAACCATTGAATGTAGTACGGCCATCTAGGTTCTTAATACCAGACTGTGCCGCGTTAATAGTAGAGTACAGACCTTGTTGGTATTCGCCCAAACCACCAGTGCTTGAAGACACTAGGTATAGTTCATCTGGGTTACCATCGTACAAGTCTTTTTGTACTCGACGCACCAAGCTGTAGTTCGAAGAAGTCAACTTATTTAGGTCGCTCTTTCGTACCATTTTTAGGTCTTTAAATGAGTCATATACCTCGTTAAAGCCACCTTTCAAAGTAAGGAACTCATTGCCTTCGTAACGATGGTCAATCATGTCCTGTTTGTAAATCGACAGCATTGTCTCAAGCGCAGCGTATGTTTCTGGTTTCTCCAGTACACGTGCGGCTGCATCTTTGTCTACTTTAGACTGATGCTTGAGAGCAACTAGCGTAGCTAGTTGGTCGATAAGCGGTGTTACTTCCGATGGGATGTAATCCTGGCTGTTATGGCCAACATGCTGAACCGCAATAGCATGCGCATTCGGTAGAGTGAACTGCTCACTGGCCTGACCAGTAGCAATCAGTGTACCTAGCGATAGCGCCGAACGGATGTGGAAGTTGCTGTACGTACCAGACTTACCAGCGATTAGGTCTTTCAATACCTCGATGGTTTCATCTAGTTTCTGCTCATCACGCAATAGCGCCAGTACATCTTGTTGGTCAAGGTGTTCTGATTCCATGATGGCACGTAGGTCTGAATCCAACAGAGTACGAGTAAGGGCCTTGTTTTGTGCATCTGTCAGGTCTTGCTTGAAGATGTCACGCAGAACCTGTTTCACAGCCTTAGTCTTACCATCACGAGCACCAGCGATAGCACGAGTCTTACCGATGGATAGACGACGGAACTCTTTGTTACGTTCATTCGTTGGAAGCATCTCTTCAACCATGCGTGGCAACCAAGCCATGATGCCATGAGACAATGACAAGTGAAGTTCATTCAGTGAGTCATATTGACCAGAAGTGAATGCACGCTTCACGCCACCACCTACGGTGGTGAACGCTCGCTTGATAGCGCGGGCCACAGCATTTTGGAAAATACCGGTCATACCTTTCTCGAATGCCTTCTTATACAGACCATAACCGTAATCCAGTTTCTGGAATGCACGCTCAGCTTTACGCTCTAAACCAGACTTACCAACTTGGTCAGCAACTGCCATGCGTTTAGATAGGCGGTCAACACGGTCTTTGTAATTACGCAAACCTTTTGTACCAGTATAACGGTCAATGGCAACTTTCTTGAACAGGTCAACACCTGCTTCGATTGCACGAACATCAATGTCTTTCACACCTTTGTTCTTGCCAGGGCGACGATTGTAAGCCTTGTTTAACGCTTGGCGCATAGTAGGGTTTACACGAGCCAGTGCAATAAACGATGCCAAGTACTCCGAGCGGTTGTACGTATTTTCAATACCAGCGGTAGTAGTATCAACTTGCTGCTTAGGTGAACCATGTTGAATGAAGACTGAGTCATATTGAGCTTGACCGTTAGGGCCAAAATCTTCTGGCTTCAAGACCACTTTAGCGTTCTTGTACAGGTCAGCGATTTCTTTCGCGTACTTGTTATTGTCCGATAGAGCCTCGACCATCATTGCACGGTACAACTGGAACGTGTGTTCTTCGACAGGCGACATATTGAATGAGCCCTTGAAGTTGTCCACACGAATGTCAGCACCAGCGTCCTTCAACTCATTCAAGCGTTCAGCAGTGTTGGCATGTGAGTTCAGGAAGTCATACTTCGCATTCTCCATAGCCGGTAAGATTTCACTCACGAACACCTCTTGAACCTGAGCAAAGTCTTTTTGGTTCATAGTAGAGATAGCAGCCAAGTCCTCGAAAGTCTTAGACGCTTCTTGGTTGTTGATGTTCGCATAGTCCTCTTGGAGTGACTTGCCTTTCTGACCGCGATTCGGTGCCTGAGCCTTAGGAGCCAATTCAGCAGCTGTAGTGAATAGGAAACTGAAAATTGAGTCTTCTTGGATTCGGTTACCACCTAGAGTCCAACGACGGATTAGTCGGCGAATGAAGTTCCAGATACGACCAAACAGACCACGAGGGTTGGATTCAGATTTAGCCTGAGCCAACTCAGTCATGATGTGGTAGTTAGTCAGTGCCCATGATAGGAATTCGCGGGTATTGATAGAACCGTCTTTACGTACCCAAGGGATATGACGGTTGATACCATCTGTAACTGCACCATCTGGAGTGAAGCGCGTAACTAGGGCCTGGTTTTTCTCCAGGAACTCTTTAGCTTCTACAGCCAATGCTTCTAGGTCTTCAGCATAACGCTTACTCTTACGACCAGAGTGAACCAATGCAATATCAAGTGCCGAGTGAACTAGTTCGTGGAACAGAGTTTCTACGTTAGCACCTGCCTTGTCTTGATTTAGGAAGATGGTGTTATCTTTGTAACGGTATGCACCCTTATGTTGACCACCAACTTCTTGTTCCATACCAGCATTGTCTACCACGCGGATAACAGGAAGGCTGCCAATTGCCTCGAATGCAGGCAATAGCACTTGGTCAATCAGACCTTCCTGTAGGAATGTCGCGTATTCACTGTTCTCTACACCAGCCTGTTTAATCAGGTTTAACAGACGTGTTTTAGTACCACGCTTATTAAAGCTATGATGGCGATTCCAGTTGCGAGTAACAAATCCAGCCAAAGTAACGCTGTTAGGCAATTTAGCATTAATTTCAGCATCCATCGGGTTGTTGCTTTCCACTTTTTCATAATAATCCTTATCAGGGTTTAGTGGATTCAACTCCTCGAATGCGTCTTTAACAGTGCCATCATTAGAGATAACTGTTGTCTTATCGTTAACAGCACCAAACTGGTCAACGGCCAAGTCTTGGTCGCTAAGTGCAGCGTGCTTGCGAATACCATCGGCGATAACGGTTGCTTCCTCTTGAACCAAGTGGAACATTGAGGAGACAAAACCTTCGTCCATACGACGGTCTTCTTTGATGCGCATAGCATCCATTAACTCTTCGTAGTACTTAGGTGTTAACGAGTTAATACCACCATCTACTACTGCTGTGTAGTTCTCTAGAATTTTCGAGAATGTGTCATTATTGCGTAGGGATTTCATGTAAGAAGCGTTTGCAGCCTGAGCCAAAACATCCATACGTAAGCCGTTTATCAACACACCGTCGAACACTGTCATGAAGCCTTCGTTCAGTTGTTCCATGATTCCAAAAATCGTAGAAGCATCCGCCACCGAAATGGTAGAAGCAGCTACACCACCAGCACCTACATCCGTGATTTCCTGTCCAGTTACGAACAGAGGAGCAGTAGCATCACCCGCTTTGAGGGCATACTTACTGATTTGCTCCTTACCACGTGGTGCAGAATCATAGTTGTATAACGGAATTGCGTCTGACATGTCCTCGGCTGTATGCATGTCCAACTTCAAATTTGGTAGTTGGTCACCTAGCTCTAAGTAGATTTTTTCCAAATCTTTTACAGGCAATTCTTCAAATCGAGAAATTTCCAATTCAGCACGTCGAGCCTCGATAGCATTCTCAATGCGTTGGCGAGCAAACACTGCACCAACTGAAGTCATGCGTGAAACCATAGTTGCTTGCGCAACTGCTGACTCATACACACCTTTAATACCATCAAGTTTTGCGCGACCATAAGAAAAGTCTTCTCGCATATTGTCAGTCAACATAGCTTGAATATCCACAGATAATTCGAAGTTAATCAATTTTTCTGGGGTATCCATCTGACTCATTAAGTTATTGTAGACCTTAGTAACTTCTGCTTGCCACTCTCCAGTGGTCTTACGCTCATTACGCTTCTGGCCTTTAGACGATGCTGCAGCTTGAGCCAGTGTCCATACTAGACGCTCTTGGCCCATGCTTGATGTACCATCAATTACTTTCTGCAGTTCACCATAGAAGTTAGCCATAATCTCACCAACCTCTGCACGCAATAGCGATGCGTCACCAGCGTTGTAGAACAGCTTAGTGATAAGAGACTTGGTTTCATTACGGTTAACTTTCAAACCGCCCTTTAGTGATACCAGTTTAGGGTTCATAGCTTTCAGGGTAGTTTGGGCACCTAGAATCAAACGCTCAGCTTCCATACCTTCATCTTTCAGTACTTGACTGGTTTGAGTCAGGCTTTCCTGTACTGCTTGAGCACCTTCTTCGTATAGACCATCTGCTTTATCTTCATAACGTTCAGCTGCTGTACGTTGGTCTTGTGCCGCGATAGTGATACCGGCACGACGTAGGTAAGCATCAAAATCCATGTCTGCAGTAAGTGACTGTAGGATTGCAGTGATAGGACCATTATTCACACCATCTAGCTCGATAGGCATAACCACCTGCATAGAGGTCTGTTCTGCTTCTAGAGCATTACGGTAACGAGCGTACTCACGTAGAGCCAACAGCGTATGCATGTTTTCTTCACTTGCAGCGAAATCAACAATCTCATCCATCTGGTCTTCAGATAGCGCATCGCCGTTCTCAAACTTCTGCATCAAACCCACGACCATAGCGTTCTCTTCGACCAGTGCGTCTAGTTTACTGATAGAGGTCGCTGATGATAGTTTATCGGCAGAGATGCCCATACCTTGAGCCACTGAAACCAAGAACGCTACTTTCTGGCCGGCATCTGTCATATCGAATGTTTGCTCACCGTGGTGTGCAGCGAAACGATGCATAGCTTTAGATGACTGGTAGTTGAACGTCTGAGAGTCAACGAACTGACGTTGGTAAGCTGAGTTGAAGAAGTTCGCAAAGAATGGGACATCTGAAACGCTGCCGTAACCAAACTGGTCAGCTTCACCTTGCATGTCAACTAGGAAGTTGTTCCAACCGTCTAAGTCTGCTTGGATAGTCTGATTCTTACCTTCACGAGTTAGCGCCACTACTTTGTTAGTGGTGTCTTTATCGTAAGCTTTCCAACCAGCAACACGCATAATACGTTGGTCACCAAAAATTTCTTTGATGCGCATGATGCCTTTGTCTAGGAACAATTTCTGTTCAGACTGTTTATCCTGTGCAGCTTTCTGATTCTTATTAAGCTTTTTGTGTTGGTAGCCTTTAATCTTACCTTCGTTCTTACGAGGTGTAGACATAGCAGGAACACGTTTAGTGTAATCAGTACCGAACACTTTAGAGAAACCAGTAGACGCACCTTTAACATTGTTCAGGTACTGTTCTACTGACATACCGCCAATAGTAGCCTCTGGGTCAATGTAGAAAGTCTCGATGTAATTACCTTGGGTAGTGTCGTCATAGACTTTATAGCCTTTGCCTTTCCACTCGTACACAATACCGTTGTATGAGATGTACTTACCCATGTTCTTATTACCTGGCCATGATTCCACATCCCATGTAGCTTTGAACTTCTGTTTCGCTTGCTGAGCTTTTAGCTTCTCGATAACAGCTTGGTTATCGTACTCAGCGCCAGCCCATGCCAGTTTATTCACAGATACGCGCTTACCGGTAATGATGCCCATGTCACGTAGCGCATTGAACAGGATATTACCCATTGCAGAAATATGGCGAGGGCGGGTATTAGCGTGAGCACCACTGAACTTAACACCAGCAATGTTCATTGCGTTGGTGCCGAGTGACTCAACTAGGTTGGCTTTCGTATCACCGATGCCAGTTTCCATAGCCAGTTGCATTAGCTTGTGAGGAACTTCAGCTTTCGAATCCAAGTTACCAAATGCCTGTACTTGAGATGTAACGATTCGACGCTCAACAGCAGCGTTGTTCATTACAAAGTCAGTAGCTGCAAGCATGCCGCCTTTAAGCAGGAAGGTAACCATCTGACCTGTGGCGTCAGCAAAGTTTGAAGCATACTCAGTATTGAACTTCGCATACTCAGGATTCTTCATCTTAGCCATTTGCTTAACAAACTGTGCTTGAATAGGGCCCACGAATGTAGCCTTACCGTGCTCATAGATTTTGGCAACCAAGGTAGCCTTATCAGCTGGAAGCTGTTGTTGGATACCACGACCAAAAACTAGTTGACGAGTCAGAGCTGTATCAGAAGCGAAGCTTTCAACCTTGGCTTCTTCTTTGAACTCGTTCTTCGCACGATATACAGCATCTGCATCTGTTTCATCTGCCAAGAAGTAACGGTCAGACATCGCATCCATTTGCTCTTGACCAATACCTTTGGTTTTAAGCTGCTTACCGAAGTCTTTATCAGCAATGGCTTGACGAATTAGCTCCAGAGCCTTCGTGTAGTGCTTCTCATCGATAGATGAATCCAATGGCTCTACAAGTACACCGTCACGCTCTTTGTACGCGATAGCCTTACCTAGCTCACGGATAGCACGTTTTACACCTGGAGACTGAGTACTGTTTGCTGCTCGCGCAACCACATCACCAGATTCTGGGAGGGAAGAAATGTTAAAAACTTCTGAAGATGTAGCTTCAGAGTCTGATGAGCGCAGCGAGTCAGAGTCTGGAGATACAACGCCAGAATTTTTAACATTTCTTTCCGAGCCCACTAGAACGTTATCTAGTTCTTGCTCAACTGCTTTGGTGTTTGCTGCGTACTGAGGTTCAACGGTTCCGTCACTGTCCACTTCGATATCGCTATCCCCGTCAACAGATTCACTAGTCTCATCCTGTACAGCATCAGTGTTATCTGATTCGATGTCTTCATCTACTTCAGGCTCCGTTACGTAACCACCGATTAAACCATCGATAGTAGCTTGTGCTTGTTCGAAGTTACCACCGTACACTTCCACTGCATCATCCAGAATAGATTGCAGTACATCACGGTCAGTAGTCATTTTGTCTAATAGCAAGTCAGTACGCTTGTCACCAGAGGCAAACATAGGTTGGCCATTCAATGACTCGTACGGGATGCCGACACCGGCTTCTTCGCTTTCTTCAGTGCGCAGTACTTCAACCGAGCGTCCAAGTTGTTTTGCTTTACGCTGCGCTGTGGTGAAATCTTTAACTTTTTCGTCGATGTAACCCGAAAAGCGAGCCAACTCCACAAGCTGAATAGAAGCATTAGCTTCATCGCCGGCTTCCATAGCTGAAGCGATTTTAGAAATGTAGTAAGCACCGCCGCGCCAATCGCTGTCACCAACGATAATATTGTCAGTAACTTCAGCAGAAGTCTTTGCAGCTTCCTTGATAAGCGTAAGCGTTTTGACTTGTTCGTCAGTGGCACCTTTTGCCACAGCAGTGTCAATTGCTTTTTGATAGTCGTTTTCATTTAACTCACCATCTTCATCTAGGCTGATTTGGTACGCCACTTCACCTAGGTACTCATCAACTGATTGTTCTTCTGGTGATTCAGTGAATACAGACTTATCTACCTTCTGACTCTGAATGTCGGCACCACGAGTTTGCAGAGAGTTCACTTTCTTCTCTTGCTCACGAATAGCCGCTTCCGGGATACCCGGGGTCTTGCGCATTAAGTCCAGGATGCCCTGTTCTTTCTCGATGGTAGACTTAGCTTTCTTAACTTGAGTTTGTTGCTCAGGAGTTACAGGCTTCTTAGTCTGTTGAGCTTTCTTCACAGTCTTGTTTACATCGCGAACCAAACGTTCTTCAGGTGATAGGGCTAACTGGTCTTTAGCAGACTTAGCAGCATCATTCAGTTTCTCGCCGGCAGACTTAGTAGCTTTAGCTCCTTCTGCTACAGCGACACCACCACCACCGAATGAACTGCCAGCAATACCACCGATGACTGCAGCTAGTGATGCAGCTGAACCATCAACTTCATTACCTTTAGCTACGTCTTCCAATGCAGTTTGGCCAGCTTCGGTCACTGCTTCTGTTACGGTTGATTCAGCAGCACGGCCAGCAATACGAGTAACGGCATTACGCAGATACTTGTTATTAGTAGCTCCAGCAATGGCAGCTTTAACAGCAGGGTCAACACTCTCTTTGAGTGCACCAGTCCCGCCAACCAATACTTTATCGGCAGCAACTTCGAGGATACCCGCACCGAGAGACGCAAGCGCCATACGTGCCAAATCATCTTGGCCTGGGAGCTGACCTTCATTTTCTTTCTTGAACTCATTGATTGCTTCCTTATAGACATCGCCTACATAAGCTGAGTTAGTGATAGCCGCTGTGTACGGGTTGAATGCTGCAGCCATTTGAGGTGCAGTTTCAGTTACCATCTCAAATACAGCCTCAGGATTATCCCATGCTGCTTCAATTGAGCCGCCTACGGCACGTAGAGCACCACCAATGGCATCAATCGACCCACTGAGGTACTGTCCATCTGCAAACGCGTCAGCGCCCTTCTGAGCCTGTTCTAAGCCAGCTTGAGTATTCTCAATGTTCTGACGGTTCAGGTCATCTTTGAAGATAGGGTCGATGTTCGCTTTCAAATCTTCGAAGTAAGCATCGTTAGCTTCTAGGTCTGCATATTCTTTTTCGATGCCCTCAACGAATTCACGCAGAGGTTTACCATCGTTATTTACACCAAGTGGCGCGAAGTTAGATTTAACTTCGAATTCACCAAACTGATTGCCAACCGTATTAGGTTTACCGGCACGAGGTGCATTCCATAGAGCGTAAGCATCTTCTGGAATAGTCATCTCATCTTTGGTCTTCTGTAATGAACCGCGAAGTAGTTCACGTTGGAAAGGGTCAAGGTCAGTACGCTGAGCCATCTCACCAATCTTTTTATTCAACTCTTCTTGCGCCATCTCATAGGTGCGCACTTCATTCACTGCATTGATTTCATCTTGAGACAGAGACTCAAGACGACCTTTCAATTCCAGTGTTGATGGTAGGTTGAAGATTTGTTGGCCAACACGAATAGCACCGTTCTGTAGTGAGCCAAGAATATCAGGGCCTTCTGAACGACGGATGTCTTCGTTCACTTCAACTGCTTTATCCAGTGAAGAGTTCAAACGATTGAACAAGTCTTGTTCGATTGGAGATAGGTTCTCAGTGATACGACGAGAAGCTTCGGCTGTACCTTGAGTAGCACGGACAGAGCCAGCTGCTAATTGAGCCTCTTTAGGTAACGCACCTTTCAGTGATTGAATAGCTTCTGATTCATTGAAGTTCGGTTGAGAAAAAGAAACGGAGCCATTATCGGCTCCGCTGTCATTTCCTAAACCATTACGGTTCTGGTCGGTCATAATCAATATCCTGTCAAATAACCTGGAAGTTTAAATTCAGGACGCGCACCAGAAGCTTGTTTTGTCTGTTCAGCCAATTGCTTGTTAAACAGTTTCATCGCTTCCGATTGAACCGGAGTAGCGAGAATCTTTTCGACCTCGTTATTTCCGGCGACGCGTTGAACATTATTACTGCGAGCTGTTGATAGTAGTTTAGCAATGTTATCTGCTTGTGTCTTGCCCAAGTTTTGTAAAACTGAAGCTTGGTTGTCTTTCAACTCGTACCATGCTTCCAATGCCTTACGTGTTTGTTGAGCTTTATCACTATCACCGACGCCAATAGAATCAGCATACTCATCAATAATTTTCTCATAACCATCACCAAATAAACGGTTAGCGTCTAAATCGATGTCACCAGAAACAAACGGTGTCCAGTCTTCTTCAGAAGCCAAACCAGCTAGGTAACCTAGCTCTTGTTTAGTTGGCACACGACCAAACTTCTGTACGAAGTAACGGTTCATTTCAGTAGCTTCACCACCAGATGCTTTGTTCAACTGTTGTACCAAGCCTTCACTTGTTTCAGTATCACGTTGAAGATTAAGAACAGTAGGTGAAATACCGGCACCAGCTGCAACAGTTTCCAATTGACGTTCAGAACGTTCACGGAATTGTTGTACTTGTGCTTGGTCATACTGAGTCTGTTCATCTACTACAGCTTGCTGTGAACCAGTCAAACCGTATAAGGCATTATCTAGTGTTGATGCTTGTTGTAGGAAACCAGCTAAATCACCATCAGCGATGTTTGAATCACGTGCATACTTGACCAAATCTCGGGCAAGTGTGTCAGGGGTTGAGTTAGCGAGTACAGCGTCCAGACCATCATAAGCGGCCTCCAAGTTTGCGCGGTTAGTGTCATTACGAATGTCATCTTGCACACGACGACCATGCACATATTGAGCACGACCTTCAGCAGATTTACGTAGTGAGCGTTGTTGTTCGTTAGTGAGTAACTGGTCATCAAGACGAGTCTGTGCACGGTCACCTTCAGCTTTGTTAAGTAGAAGTTGTTCAGCTGCACGTTCATCACGATTCGTGGCAAGTTGGTTAACAAAGTCTTGTTGCTCTAGTCGGTCATCACGTTCTTGAACGAAACGAGCGTCTGCAACTGCTTGGTCACCTAAGTCTTGCAAAGCACCGAACGCACGGTCAAAGGTACGAGTAGCACCTTCGAGTGCACGACTAGCACCACCATCTCCACCAGTACTGACATTACGCCATGTAGGGGTAGCCATATTAAATCTCCTCTGACTTAGTACCGTACTGAGACAGTACAGCTAGATAACGCATATACGCTTGTTCATCCAATTGTGGAATCTTCTCAAGCGCGTCTTTGACAGTCGTTACCTGCAAACCTTCGAACAACATGTTCAAGCCCTGAGGTGTTAACTGGCCTACAGCTCCTTCATGCCAACCACGTTGCGCTTCTTGAAACGCTGATGGTTCTGGCACTTCTGCATGTTCATCTGGCATATCGAAAATATTCATACGAACCTCTTACGCATTTTGTTTAGCGGCAGTGTTCGTTTGATTTGCTTTAGCTGTATCGTACGAATCTTTTTGCATCGCATAGTTCTTATTGAACGCATCCTTTTGGAATGCGAACATATCTTGAGCTAAGCCATATTGTTGGAAGCCAAGCCAAGACTGAGCAAGTGCATTGCCCACGCCTGCAACTTGAGTTAAAGCGCCAGCGCCATTAGCGCCCCCGAATAGGAACTCCTGCTGCTGTGGGTCTAAACCAAAGATGTTAGACGCAGGAGCCGGCGTAGTCGGTGTAGTAGTTGGGGCCTTGTAATATGGGTTACCACCACCAAAGCTACCAGTGAAAAATTCTTGGTCAGTCATAGTCATCTCCTAAACATTAATGTTTACGCCAAGACCCGGTGACAAAGACGGGAGACTCAGCTTATTGTCTACGTAGTAATTGACGGAATCCAATGTGCCAACCCCTGGGTTACCAGCGTGCACCGTCCGGTAGAGGAACGCACTTGGTGTTTCAAAATACTGCTCCTGACCGAAGTCAGTAAAAATATCCATCGGGTCTAAGTCTACACCAACTTCGAGCTCATCCCAAAGTTCCTCAAGCTCTGCGGTCTTCTTAGCAGCTTCATCTTGGAAGCCTTGAATCTCAGCATCTAACTCTTCAAATGCAACTTCCATAGTTGCTTCTGTTAAGTTGTTCGCTGCCATCAATGCTTCACTTGCAAATGGCAAACCTGACAGTGAGCCGGTGCCCATGACTGAGCCTGCTGCGTAAGCAGCAAAGGCGATGGAGAGGGCAAAGGCGATATTAGGTGGGAGAATCTCTGCCACCATCTCGAAACCTTTCTTAATGGCAAAGGCTACGACAATATCTGCGAGCACCAGAGTCAGTGTACTTAAACCAGCAACTGCACCAGCACCAACAATAGAACTGGTCAAAGCCCCAGGCTGGTAAGTCACGATAGTAATGGCCACTGCAACGATAATGGTAACGAACTGGAAGAAACCAGTCTGATACCATTTCAACTTCACAACCTCATACGAGTTGAACACAATCTTGATTGCGTCATACATCAACTCGTTACCTTTCTGCAGGCCCATAGACTGAAGAATGTTGTTGTTCAGGGGAATGACAAAGTTACCATTCGTCTGGTCACCTTCGCTATCGCGGTAGAATGCATTCTCAAGTGAGGTGTCTACAGTCTTGCCACCATACACATGGTTAATGTGCATTAGGCCATACACGCGTACTTCACTATAAGTGTCATCATCAAGCTGACGACGGAAGACAATTTCGTCTGTATTTGCTGACCAACTATCTGTACCAATAGGGGTGTTGTAGTTTACTTCCCGTTCCATTGGCTCCGCCAATGTACCGGTCAGAACTCGGCGCTCTGTGTACAGGTAGCCAACATCAATATTGTATGCTCCATCCGTGATGTTCACGGTATTCATAGGAGGGGTATTTGAGTACTGAGGGTTAGCAGCTGCAACGCCTGCCCAATTGTCATAAGCAGATTTAGTAGCAGGGTTAAGAGAATGTAGATACACGAAATAGTCGTGTAGATAGCGCCAGCTATTAGGCAAATCAGTACTGATATCGACACCCATAATGATATATGCGTGGTCAATTTCAGACTGGTCGGGATTCTCTTGGATACCAGTAACAACATCATCCAAATCAATGCCAATAATATCCAGTAATTTACGAGTAGTTGGATAGTCATCATCACCCTCCTCAACATCGTTATTATTCTGGCGAACAATTGCCACCGGGAAGTATGGGCTTTCAAGCGTAACACCCGGTTGTACCGCCAACTCTGGGTATGTCCCATCAGTAGTGTTATACGACCAATAGCTTACTGCAGAACCAGTCTCACCTTTGCGAATGTACTCCGCATGGTAGAAATACACATCTGGCTCGACTCCGACCATAGAAATAGTTTCAGTTACGAATCCAGTACCGCCGGCATTCTTCTCATAGCTGTAACGGAGTAACAAGGTGTCTGAAGCAGTGATGGTGGCGTCCACGTAGTATACAGGGCCAGATTCACCAACTGGCAAAGTAGGGTACGTTGTAACAGTATCGTCCGATTCATTGTAACCTCGATTAGCTACCAACCAAGGAATAGCAAAGAAGTTAGCGTCACAGATATCAAGAGTACAAGTGACCAAGGTAATTGAGTATCCGACTTCGGACTCAATAGCATTAGTAACAGCGATGTTATTAGTTTGGAACACTTCTTTAGTGCCCTGCGGTAAGCCGTGTACATAGGTGTCTCGTCCATAGCGGTAGTACTGACGTGCCTGTACATAAATACCATTGAGGTAGTTACCCACAATATCAGGAGCAATATCACGGGACTTCAAAATAGAAGTCGTAACTGAGCTCTGTACGATGTCAGGCGTTTCTTCAATCATGCTCATGGTTTGAGCAGATACGTATGTCTTCTTCTTACTAAATAAACCGATGGGAATACCCTCCGCCCAATAATGGGCTACAATAGTATAAATTTTTAATGTACCCCAAAGGAGGTCTTATGACACAGAAAGGTACTTATCGTCAGTGGTTGAATAAAGTTTACGGCCAACAACGCTCTTCGTCAAAAACACGCAATCACCTTATGCCTGATTATACCAAAGAAGAATTAGGGCAATGGATAACTGATAACTACGCAAACATATTTATTGATATGTTCGCGGCCTGGGTTGCTTCCGGCTATGAAAAGAATTTAGTCCCATCCCTTGATAGGTTAGACGATTCCTTGCCTTATTCCCTAGACAACCTGCAACTACTGACTTGGGGAGCCAACGAAAACAAATACCGTACTAACAGGGAAAGAAATAAACGCAATCGAACAGTTGTAGCAACTTCATTAATAGATGGTACTGTAGCAGAATACCCATCATCAGCTTTAGCAGCTGAGGCACTTAGTTTAAGTCAAACTTCAATAAGTCGAGCAGCGCGAGGAGAAAGGAAATCGTATGCTGGATGGCATTGGAAGTTTAAAAATACTGAATGGAATTTTGAAAGAAAATAAGCCCCTACCAAGGGGCTTTTATTTACTTATGGTGTCATACCGATACCGTTTTTGGCGTAAGCCAAGACACTATCGATGCTCGTGTTGTTGGCCTCACTTGGGACCTCAACTGCATCGTTGGTAGTTCGGGATACAGACCATGTATCAAGCAACATCTTAGACAGTTTCTGTTCCGCGTCACGTGCGAAGCCATCAATCTGTGCTTGGTATAGCTCTTTCTGTTTACCGATTGAACCAGCCACTGGAAGAGAGTTAACCGTATCAAGGCGTTGAGCTTGTAGGTTGTATTTCTGTTCCACTGCCACTTCTGTATCAGCATCCAGTTTGAGTGCTTGTTTATCAAGGATGACACCTTGTTTGCCCGCATTCGCTACTTGAGCTGTAACCAAGGCAGTATTCTCAGTCTCCGTCAATAAACGTTGATTAAGCAAAGCTGTCTCAGCTTGAGCTTGTGCAGTCTGGGCTTGGATTAATGCGATTTGAGCATCCACCAACGCCGTGTCTTTAACAATCTTATCGTTCTGCAATTGTATTTGTGCGATTTGCGCATTCGTCAGTTCCTGTTGCAGTACGAATTGTAAAGCAGTCTGCATAGCTTGTTGTGTACCACCGAGGTACACCTTGGCGTAACCGTCACCTGTTAGACGACCTGCGTCGTACTCTTCAACAAGATGGGTTTTCATAGAACGCATCAACTCGTCATATAGACCAGCTTCGTCCTTGCCACCGCCAGTTAAATCGGATACCTCGATAGTCATAAGCTTAGTCCTCTAGTGAGCCTTTATGTTGCTTCTTAGCCAACGCATCAAGCTCAGCTTGAGTTAGCGGCTCAAGTACTTCAAGAGCAAATTCACGTACCTGACGAGGAGTCTTAACTTCCACACCATTTACTTTCTTACCCGAGAACGCTTGGAACTCTTTTGCTTTCATCATTAGATAAATGCAGTAAGGTACATGGTAAGCATCGCCAGCTTCACAGTTGTATGGTACGAACTTCTTAACTGTACCGACCACTCCGTTAACGAAGGAGAACACTTCACCTTTCCATTCTTTCTTCGCTGGGTTGAAACATGTGATTTTCACACGAACCAAACGAGTCAAATCTTTACGGATGATGTCCTTGGCGATAGGAGTGTATTCCAGTTGAGTGCGGTTACCGCGTTTAATGGGCATCTTCGGCAGCTTAGTCACATCAATCTCACCATTCGGTAGACGAGGGGCTGTCTTGTACGTTAGTTGAGTAGAGGTGTCTACAGCGTCGGATGCTTTAGCAATATCTTCTTCTTCGATATCAGACTCGGCCAGCTTAGCTTTGATTTTCTTACGGATGGATTCGGCTTTAGCATTAGGTGAGTATGAAATACCCAGACGGTCAGCTTCAGCACGTGCAGCATTCAAATCAGCTTCAAGAAGTTCTTTATCAATTTCAGACATGTGAGTTTCCTTTAAATCTTAGGAGGGGTGATACCCTATAGAAAAAGCCCCACCACTTGGGCAGGGCTTGTGGTTTCATAAACCATTATAGACTATTAAATTTCTGCTGGGCTGTAAACCGTAGCAATACGCTCTGGGCGTAGAACCATGAAGCCGTAGTACCATTTAATAGAACTGAAACCTGATTCGCCGTATGGGTCGAAACGGTCAGCAGTTGCTTCGCCAGGCATCTTAGTAGTGATTTTGAATTTCACCATAGAGCCAGAAGTTTGGAAGCCGATAGTAGTGAACGACTCAGCACCAACAACAAGCATTGGGAATACGTCGTATGCACCAGCTGTTGCACGGTAACCACCGTTAGTAACTTCAGGTGCACCAGCACCCGCCCAATGTAGCATTTCAGGAACTTCAACGATACGGAATTCACCGATAGCACCAATCTCACCGCGAAGTAGAGTTGTAGCTGCACCGTATTGGTTAACTGGAATGAACGCAGGGTTACCGTGTAGGTCAGTCATCTTCTCTAGCGTAGGACGTAGAGCAGAACCAACGTACATTACAAAGCCCATACCACGGATAGTTTTAGTATCCACCATACGAGAACCTGTAATAACAGTAGTCTGAGTTGGACAACGGTTGTCACGTAGAGTGATAGCAAGACGCATTAGGTCTTCGTATGAAATCAGTGTTTCAGCACCAGTTTCACCAGAGATACCAGTCTTAGCAACAACTGAGCCTGGGTACACTTCAACGCCAGCTGCGTTTAGCAGGTCGATTTGCAGTGCAGCTTCAGTCATCTGAGAAGCACCGATAATCATTTCACGTTGCATGTGACCGAATAGGTCAGCCATTGTATCGAAGTCTAGAGACTCTTGAGTGAATTCATCGAAGAAACCGAACTTCTCAAGCGTACCTTCTAGTTGCAAACGCGTAAAACCAACACGGTTCACACGACCACCAACTTCTGTTAGCGCTGGAAGTTTACCTTGAATAGTACCGATGTCGCGGCTTGAACCATATAGGTTACCATCTGCGATGGTTACACCAGATGCATCGATACCTTGGTCATTGTCATTTCGGTCGTCTAGTAACGGCATGAAATGGTATTTCTTGATAGTTTTACCGAAGTGTTTCGGCATGTTTTTCACAGACGCCATCTGAGTAAAGTATTGGTCACGTGCTGCTTCAACAAGCGCCTTTTTCCAATATAGGTGCGGTTGTAGCTGCTCAGCGCCAGTACCAAGGTTAGAGTGGTCTGAGCCGTTATTATAACGGATTTGGTCAGTAGTATTTGACATGAGTCATTCCTTAGTAGATTGAGTTACCAAACTGTTTCTCGAAGTCTTCATCCGATAAATCGAATGGGTTCACTTCGGGTTCTTTCACAGGCTTCTTAGCCTTAGTTGCAGCAGCCGCCTTACGTTGGCTCTTGCGCTGTTCGTTTGCCTTCTTCTTAACCGGCTCAACTACTTTTTCAGGTTCCTGGGTTTGAGAATTCTCTTGGGTCTGAGAACCAAACTTACCAGCTGCCATCAAATCGTTGCCGACTTTGAAGTAAGCATCCAAATCTGAAAGACCGGTCAATTGACCGAGTGCATCTTGTCGCGCCATTTCGTCTGCAATTTGCTGATAAACGCCATTACCCATGTGTTCATTCAGTTTGAGAATCATTGACGGATTTTGCACAAGTTTGCCTTTACTCGACTCATCCCATTCTTTACCAACCAGATTCATAGTTGCTTCGTATGTATCCGTCTCCCGTACTTGAGCCAATACATCATCGAGGGCTAGTTCTGCGTCAGTAACCTTATGCTTGGTCGTAGGTGCATACTTAGGGTCTTCATCGCTTTCTAAGCTATCAAGGTCAATACCTTTATCTTTGATAAGCTTTTTGAGAGCGTCTGGATTGCCATTCTGCAAATCAATTAAATAACTTACTGTATCTTCATCCAGTAGTTCGTTATTTTCTAGCATTTTAGCCACTTTAAACGCAGGTTTCAAGGCAGCCATCTTTTTATTGTAGTTGGCACCCTTCTGCATTAGCGTACGAGCTTCATCGACAGACTCAACTTTAATCATCTTGCCGTTAGCTTTGAATGGTTCGAATAGAGCTTCTAGGTCTTTATTCGTTACTTCTGTTTCGGAGGTTTCTGACTCGTCATCGTCTGTGTCTTCGTCTGACTCTCCATCTGAATCTGACTCATCGGCTTCTCCGTCTGTGTCGTCATCATCTTCGTCAGTTTCATCGTCACTATGCTCTGAGCCAGTCTCTTCTTCTTCATTGTGTCCTTCAACACTTGAATCAGAATCTTCCTCGCTTCCTGTGTCGGAAAGAACAGTTTCATCGGCTTCACCTTCTTCTGTCTGTGATTCTTCGACAGCAGCTAGGGCCTGTGCTTCAAGAGCATCCGACTGACTGATGAACTCGTCATCAGGCATGTCGAAGAAATTGGTTTCTTGATTATCGTTCATGGATTAGCCCTCCAGCTCATCGTACTGGTCATCAGACATAGACTCTAGTTCTACGATAGCCTGTTCACATTGGCGAACACGTTCGTCAGCTGCAGTAGCCATTTGACGTAGAGAAGCTAGGTAAGCATTAAATGCCGATGCACCGGTAAGTGCTTTTTGGATGGATTGTTGAACCAAATCGTGTTGACAGTCCGGGCGAGCAATCATTGAAGTTTGTTCTAGGACGTGGTCTTTCAAGAAACCTTCAAGTACGATTTTCTTGAAATCGCGGTTACGTTCGAGACGGTCTAGTACATCATTCATTGCTTGAGCTTGTTTTGCATCTTCAAGTTGCGCACGGATTGCTTCAAGTTGTTGAGTACGAGTCATATCTATTCTCCGAAAAGCGGCTTATTCGCCGCTTGATTTGTTTGTATTTGATTCAGGTTTTTGAGGAGCCAGTGCTGCCTCTACTACCTTCATTTGAGTGTTGGCTTGTGCCTGAGCTTGGATTTCAGCCATCTTACGCTCATGGTTCACGCCGCGTTCTTCTTCCACAAACTCCAAGTGCTTGTTGTCTGTGTCTGCATTAAGGTTAGCCGCTTTAGCTTGAGATTCAACCGCTTTCGCGCCATCAAGCTGTGTTTGACCACCTAGTCGTGCGATTTCTGCCTGAAGCTTCATAATTTCCATCTGAGTTTTCTGCATCTCAAGTTGTACACTTGGGTCAGGTTCAGGCTGGAATTCTTCGATACGTTTAGCCAGTGCAGGCATCTGACGTAGTCGAGCGATGTCGGCGAGAATAACTTGTGACATAGGTAATGGCAAGCTGTTGCCCATAGTCTGTAGCATAAATGCCAACTCAGAAGCTTTCTGGTTATCAGCTTCAGCTGTGGATACTGTTAGACGTAAGTCGAAGTTACCCGCTAAATCGTCACGACGGATAGGAACGAATTCCTCAGCAGTGACACGAATCACTTCTTCTTCATCAAGGAACATAGAGTTCATTGCGATAATCTTACGACCTACTTGAACCAAACCAGTAGCCAAACGACGAAGGATACCTAGTTCGCGTTTAGATGCCGCATCCAAAGCTCCTCGTACTGCAGTGGCTGTGTCACCAAGTGCTGCACCACTAATACCAGAGGAAAATGCTTTAACGCCTGTAAGAGATTCAGCGTCTTGATTCTGCATGTCGAGCATGTATTGTGCAGAGCCAGGAATCTCAGGATAAGTGTGGTCAATAACAGCAATTCGAGGGTCAATAGTAGGGTTAAATTCATAGTCTTCACCATTCTTATATTTACGGCGGTTCACAGGGTCTAGAGCATCTTGACGCATACCTTTTTGGCCAGCGGCAGAACGTCCCATCATGTCAATCATCCCGCGAGTAACCGCACCAATGATGTCTTGATTTTCTTTAAGAAGCGCACCATCTGATTCGCCATAAGTAGACTTACGAACAGGCAAATACTGAACGACAGTGAATGGCAATTTACCATCTGGATAAGGGCTACGCTCCATGCGAATAATAGTATCGCCGACCCAAGTGGCCACGAAAGGCTCAACAGTGCCATCGCCATCAAGGTCCCAAAAACCCCAATACTCATATGCGACAAACTTCTTGCGCGGCTTATCACTAAAATTGAAAGCGGTATCACCATCAACATGGTGGTCAGGAGCAGAAATAGGGTCATTCGTTCCATCTTGTACGTCCAACTTATCGAGGTTGAAATAGCGGTCAGGATACTGTTCCAGCTCAGACAAAGATGTTTCAAATGAGTAGATAGCAAATTGCGCTTTATCCACATCACCATCACAGGTTGGGTCAAGCATGAAGTTATGGTAATCCACTACTTCAACTGTAGGGTGGTTAGCTGTCACACGTTCTTCGGTTACTTCTTTCTTGCCCACACGTTTAGCGATATAGGCAATAATGCCACCGTTATCTAGGGTGTATTCGACAGAACGTTTCAGGTCTTCAGGCAGCGCCATGAACTCTGCTGGCGCAGAGTTCTTGAGCGCCATGCCTTGAGTAATCATTGCAACAGCAGCAGGGTCAGTAGCTTGAACGTACTCGTATGTGTCAACCATATGAGTAACCATCTGCTCTTTGTATTCCCAGCCGGTACGAACGATGACAGTACCTTCATCAACAGCGGTACGTACGTAGTCATCGATGAACTTCTGTTTGTTAATCTTGGTAGAGAATTGGTAGTTCAGAACCAACTGATTCTGATATGCCGCATCTTTGTCTTCCGCAGTCACAGGCTCAACATTATATAAGTCGTACGTACTAAGTAAAGGCTCCGATAAGGAGCCATAACGCCATTCAGCTTGCTTACGAATTAACTTAGGTTGTACCTGAGAACGACCACGAATGAACTTCTTCTTCGCCGAACCAGTGATGTTCATGTTATCAAGATAACCATCAATCTTAGAGATGGCATCATCACGGTCAGGCTTAGCCAAGAGGTAATCATTCTTTAGCTCCTGCAATGAGGGAGCATTTTCAAAGTCATGCTTACTCTCTGTAACATCATTCATGTTTTCGTCTTCCATCTTGATAACTCCAGGTTAGCGACGTAATTGGATGTGAGGCCAGTCTTGGATGGATTCCCAAAGACCACCGAATTCGATTTCAACACCTTCAATAATAGCTGCTGTAATAAATGCTTGTACTACCTTACGAAAGTATTTCTGATTCCACGTAAGTTTACCACCAACCCAGACAGTAATGTCTAGTGCTTCGGCCTCGCCTTTGGCGTTTGGTAAATGGCGTGAATTCATAGTCCAAGACTTGCCTTCCGCTACTAGCTGCTTTTGGCGTTCTACAGTGCGCAGGGTTTCGCCAATACCGAAGTCGTATTTTGTGAGCGTTAGCGCACGTTTGGCGACACGCTGTAGACGTTCGTCACAATCTGCTAGTCGAGTTAATGATTTTTGGCTAAATTTAAAATTACTCATGATGTTCTCCTTCTAGGAAATATCCCAATCATAGCACGGAACTCTTCTATGAAAACAAAACAACTCCAGACAACACCTACGCATCAGGCTTATCAGCTTGCTCTGCATTCTCGTGAGTTATACCCAACAATTGCATACGGCTCAGCTGGTACTGGTAAAACATACGGTGCTTTAAAAGCGGGCATTAAGATGCTTCAGGATAAGCAGATTAAACGTATCATTGTTACTCGCCCTAACGTTTCATTCGCTCAAACCAATGGTTTCTTACCAGGTACTGAGCGCGAAAAAATGGAACCGTGGGTACGTCCGATTCTTCAAAACCTCGGAAAGTTAGGAGTTAATTCAGGTACAGTCGAATCATGGGAAAATAACGGTACGTTATTGTTCTACCCGCTTGAGTTCGTTCAAGGTATGTCATTTGACGATGCACTCATCATTGTCGATGAATGTCAGAACATGACTTTTGACCAGTTGAAAGTATTCCTGACTCGTACCGGTTTTAATGCTCGTGTCGTACTAGCCGGCGACATTGCACAAATCTCTCCTAAGTTTGGTAACTCTGGTTTAGCCAAGTTACTCCATATGGTTGAAGTAATGGGCATCCCTTGTCAAACAATCGGTTTTGGTCGCGAAGACATCGTTCGTTCAGAGCAATGTAAGATGTGGATTGAAGCTTTCGAAGATTATGAAGCTGGGCTCTACCCAGATAAAGAAGAGTAAAGAAAGGGGCCATTTGGCCCCTTATTTTTATGCTGTCGGAATAGGATAACTATCAATAATAAACTGAATAGTCCCATCACTAGCGCCTGCCGGCATACGTACTGTGCCTACCTCATTCCATTGGTCATCCGAAAACAACTCAATAGAATAATCACCCTCACCAAGAGTGAAGCTGTAAGCCCCACCCGCAGCAAGAGTAATCGTAGCCTCAGCTGTAGCCAACACATCACCCGAGCCTTTTAAGCATTTGATGCGAACCTTGGAAGCCAAGGCTGTACCAATCGGGTTTGTTAAGTTACCTGAGATATTAGCCATGGGGCCTCCTTAACATAAGTCATTACCATTACGAAATAAAATCGCAGAAATAGTATTATTTGAATAAGGGGATGCTATACACATACCACCATTTGCTGCACCATTCAAATCATCTAAATGCCCATAAATATTTATACTTCCTGTGGTGTTTGCGGGTATATTTATTGCAACTTGATGAATACCAGTAACCACGCATTGGTGTGTATTACCGCTTTGGGAACATGCCCAAATTTTAGCAGTATTAACAGCAGTGAATTGTGTACTAGTCGTCACCAGTTTAGCTGATGCTTGGGTTGGGTTTCCCGCTTCACCTGTACTTGTAGCCCACACACTAATTAAGGCACTTAATTGAAGGGTGCGTGGATATGGCATAGAGCCGGATACACAAATCACTGCAAATAACGGCGTATTCCCCGTGGAGCCGGATTTTACTTGAGTTGTTGCAGCCTTATTCAAACCAGATGTAACATCCCCAATAATACACTGAGCATATATGGAACCACAAAAACAACCTGTGGCAGCACTGATAGTGCCACGTACAATAGCATTGTTGAACTCAGCATTACCACTACAATCAATTGCCCAACCAGTTGAACCAACAACGTAGTTACCGGATTTGATTTGAATTTGACTTTGACAAGGGTAAATGCGGTTTTCTGTCCAAGCACAAGCAGCAGTACCTTCGTTTACTGCACAAGTTTTTGCTGCGTCACCGCAAGATATACCACAGTTGCAGGCACTCACAGCTTTATTACATGCATTGGTTTCAGCTGTTAATGCGCGGTCGTACGACTTGCCCATTAGTTCTTGAACGGAAGGGGCGTTACCCATCTCCCATAATCCTGGTTTGTAGAAATACTGTATAGGGCCATTAACATCAGCAGAGTAATACCAAAAAACCCGTTGGGTAACGTTAGTAACAGTACCACTAGGTGGCATAACCCAATCTACACCAGATGCTACTTTAGTGCCTGTGTCGGGGTCATAAACACCGGTAACACCTGTTTCTCCGGCAGTATACCCACGAGCATGCACTACACCAACGAGCAGATACCACTTATTTAATTGAGGCAAATCCCCAGACCAAAAGTAAGGGTTATCTGACGTTTGTGTACCATCTGCACTGTTCATACCCACATATCTAGTAGTACCAAAAAATATTTGCCCATCTAATGTGGTTTGACACGCCCAAACAGCATGTAAGTAAGACTTGCTCACTGAGAAGTTTTGCGTAGCGCAGTACGTCCAACCCCCATCAGGAGTGTCTGCAGTATTACTATTTGTTTTGGTACGCCAAACTAAGCCACCTTGTCCAAAAGGACCACCAGAAGTTGTACTCACATAGTTTTCATCGGAGTCTCCGTTTCTAATGAAAGTATTACAAGCATTATTATCAGAATCCCCTCGATACCCTACAACCCATAAGTTTGTATTAAGTAAGTTAGATACTGCACTGTCTGCAGTTAACTGGGCATTAGTGATTTCAGGCGGTACTGCACTAGCATCACAAAAAACCAAGCAAGTAGTATTAATACACCCAGTAATATAAGCATTTGAAGCAATAAGCGCACCGTTATCTGTTACACGAAAAGGAGCCGTCGGAATTCCTGTAGAATTGCGAGCATCCCAGTAACCTGCCCAAAATCGATAACCTTTATTTAGGTTAGAGGTTTCAGACCCAGAATCATCCCCATTCATCCCTGCTGTTGTTATACCGGTTCCAGCTTTAATGGTTGTATTTGAAACTAACTTATCTCCTGTCAAACAACGAATATATGCTGCATCCATATATACACAATTACCAACTACTTGGAATGGGTAGCTTTGAGTGTTTGGATTACCGTTATGCATGATAATTTTGTCAGCTTGCATCAAGATACAGGATTCTTGTACCGCAGCTTCCGTACAAGCAGTGGCCACGAGAGCAATACTTGCACACGCATCACCTGCTTGAGTAACAATTTCATAACCAGCTTGTTGTAAACCCTGGCCATTATCAATTACGTTCATACAGGTATAGACTGCAGCATCACAGGCTTGAACCATATTCACCAAGTTCGAACACACAATGCCTGCACAAGTGTCAGAATATGCTTCCGCAGTCTGAAGTACTTGGGCATCTCCAGCATCCATGTCAGTACATAGACAGGCAATCGCAATATCATTCGAAGTAGTGTACGCAGTTAGCGTAGAGCAGATGTCTACTAACGCTGTATTTAATGAAGTGGTACAGCAAGTAATCTCCGCACCAGTCGCATCAGCATAAGCTTGACTTTCTAAGAGAACAGCCGCGTCACCGGCCACAATAGTGTCGGTTAACTCAGCAGAACAAGCCTGTAATCGGTCATTGGTATAGGTAGTCATCGCGGTACACACACCAGTGTCACCTTGTACTACCTGTTGTGATAGTTGAACAATACAAGTGTCCCATGCAGTTTCGAGCGCTGAAATACAGCCGCCAAAGTCATCACGGATACACTGTTCATTTTGATTCGGTAACGGAGTTGTGTAATACAACAGTTCCGAAATTGTATATGACGAGTCAGTCAGAGAATCGTTGGCTACCGTTGTACCGATATGCTCGAATGTATCTGTGAACATCACATATAGTTCATGAGTACCGAACGCGAGATTAAAGTCATAATTACCTTGGTTGTCGGTAAAATAAATGGCCTCGGAAGTCGTTAAGACATTACCGAAGCCACTTGAGGTTACAACTTTAATCGGGACGTTCTGTACCACTTGACTCATAGGTGTCTGCAAGACACCCAAAACTCGAATGGACATGAAACCCCCTTATAGGCGTGGATTAACACGCATGCCTTCAAAGCCTTTACGAGTAATAGTACTTAATTTCTTGTAATACTTCACGCCGGATGTAGACGCTAGGTATGCCACTTGCGGCTTACCCATTGCTGCCGCAATGTGTAGCGCCGCCGTGTCACAAGAAACAACCATATCTGCGATTTGGACGTAACGGATAAATACCGGTTCTGCGATTTCTTTAATCTGTTGACACACTTCCGTGTCGAAACCAAAGTCAACATCTGTACCTAGAATAAAGATTGCGTATTCCTTGTGGTATTTTTCAACCACTTCCAACACTTCCTTACGTGTCATGGAACGGGAGTCTGCTTCTCCACCTGAGCCATGAGGCTGTAACATAAGGATTGGTCGGTCCGAGTGTATAGACGCAGGAATGTGTCGTAAGTCGGGGCTGTACGGTAGGTTATCGCCTTTAGGTACGGTCAGACCTAGTTCCGTTAGAAATGCTTCGACGAGGTTGAGCTTTCCAGCGCGGTAGTCCAGATTCCAGTATGGTTCCGGTTTTACAACTTCAAAGCCTTCAAGCTTATCTTGTAAATTCGGAGTACCAAGGGCAAGGACATTTAAACCAGAGCCTGTATAGGCGAATTCCCAACCACCGGTTAGGACAATCAATTCATGCTTCTTGTTCAACTCTTTTAACGCAGGGATAGCGCAGAGTACCCGGCCTAAGCCACCGTCAATAATCACAGCTAGTTTTTTCATATCAGTCTCGTGTACGTTGTAATTGTTGTTGTTCGACATATGCGCGGATATACGCAACGTCATTTGCCATTAATTCTAGCTTATCTACACGGTCATCCAAGTCATTAATTGACTGAGAGTTGACAGCTGTCTCGGTATGGGTAGTAAAAATACCGATTCCGCCTGCAGTTAATAAGCCAGCCAGAGCAGTAGTTACAATGGTACTTACTGGTAGGTTCATGGTTTTTCGCCTCGTCGTTTCTGTTCATCAGCACCCAACCAGAAAGCAATAGCCGTCGAACCGAAACCAATTAAGGCACCGATAAGCATATTGACCATATCGCGATTTCCATCAGGGATGGTAACAGTGAACAAGGCTAATAATGCTGCTGTGAGCAACGCCATAATGCCACCGGTAAGAAGTGCGGGAACGTTTGATTGAGTATTCATCTGCATAGTTCGTGCACTTTGCTTATCTGCTAAACGTAGCTCAAGCTCGCGCACTGTCATGCTATGAATCTCTTCTTTGTGGTTCAGCTCAATCTCCTTCAAGCGCACAAGCGCATCCGGGTCATTTTTGATAGCCGCAGCCACGTCTTCTGGATTCGGGTTGGCCCCGAACACGCTTGCAATAAGTGTCCCAGCTGCTGTACCTACTGGACCACCTAAAAGGCCACCCAACACAGGGGCAGCCGATGCAACAGTTTTACCTAAGTCTTTCCAATCCATGGTTACCCCCAGAGATTAGCAAGTTGCTTAATCCACACAGTAGTGAGGATAGCACGGTATTTGAAAGTAAACTGATGTTCCATTTTGTGACGGGACACCCATTTACGATAAATATTGTCAATGCACATACCTTTATGCTCCAGAACCATGTGAGGTTCCCAAGTAGATTTGACTCGAACGTAGTGGAATTTTATCTGACGAGTCAGAATCATCCAATACAGTTTTAGCCAACTACCTTCAGCAATAAGCCAGTATGCAATCCACAGGGAATAGTCCTCGCAGTCACCATTGAGATGTCCCTTTGCGTCAGGTTCCATAAGGGTCCAACGGTCTGTATGCCTATCAGATTTGTAATGGAATCGACTGTTTAAATAATTCAAATTTTTCATTACAACTCACCTTCGATAATATTTCGATATAATCTATAGCTCTGTAATAGCAATCCAATATATAAACGTACCTAAACTACACAAAATACTAGTACTTTAAATTAATTACGCCAGATTTGGTAAAGCCCTCCAGTGAGAATAAGTTGTCTTTGCATTTACAGGTATAAAACGACCTGCTGGAACAGGTGTTGTAATTGTCAAGTCATTGCCTGATTTGGATGTCAACTGTGTCCAATGCCATGTACCGTTATCCATCTCAAAACCACATATACTACCAAACCCGGTTCCTAACCACCCTCCTGGATTGGTTACTATAACTACAGAATCCCCTGCGTTTGCTTGCGCACTTACAATAGAGGTGTCCTCATCAAAGAGACAAATATACCCAATAGGGACTCCTATAGCTGGAGTAGGGTCATCCCAACGGGAACCTGCATTAAAGTAGCCTTGGTCTGGTAAAGTATCTCTGAAAATCCTCTCTCTGTAGCGTTCAGGGGATGAAACTTCTCGCTCAAGGATAGCATGGTCTGTTACTGCAAAGATGCCGGGCGTTTCGCTTTCTAATGCGTAATCATTGGTATTACCTTTGAATTCATTACCTTGAATAATACCATTTTTCTGAGTGATAGTAGTAGATAATCCAAACGTACAGCCTGAGATTGTGTTACCTCTGACACTACAACGAGAACCTCGTATACGTATGCCCTGCTCTGTTATTACACCTGAAACAAAATCAGGTTCTGTTAACGCACTCGGGTTCGTTATTGGCGTGTACGTCCTGATTACGTTACCGTTAAGAGAGGTATCTTCTGCTGAGCACGTAATACCATACGGAGCACAGTTTAAAAGCAGATTATTAGCACAAATATTATCAGAATTAGCCACCGTAAAACTAGGGGTATTTGTTGAGCTTAGAATTATACCTCCACGATTAGTTGCATTAATTACTGTATTACCTGTAATATTGCAAGCCCCGTGATAGATTGCTTGAATACCCCATGATACGTTTTTTACTAGGTTATTAGCAATCACCCCATGGCCGTCATAATTGCCTTCACCCCAAGCAATACCACCACAATTTGCAGCGTTTGAAATTACATCTCCGTATACCGTATTACTAGTGATAATACAGTGACCTGTTGCTTGAATAGCCAAAGAATTGATATCTCCATTGCAACCAGAAACAATATTACCGGAGATGATACTTTGGTAACAACGCCCATTGAAGTTAATACCCGTATATTTACAATCATGGACTTGATTATTAACAACTTTAAAGTACCCATCGCCACTTTCCGCGCAAATACCAATCATGCTCATATCATACACTTGGTTATCATGGACATTCACATTAATAACATTTCTAAAAAGAATACCACGACCTTTAGCTAAGCCGAAATTCTGATAGACACCTGTACCTTGTATTACAATGCCATATACTTCAAAATTACGAAGTTCTGTACCTACAGCGGGTGTTGCAATACTCTCCTGGCTAGAGAAGTGCAACGGAATATGTGCATTAGCTTCTGTCTTAATTATACTTTTATACCCATCTCCGGAAATTGTCACATTGTTCCCATGAACCCACAGACAGGCTTTATTTTCATCTTGTGTTGTGACTTTGTAGTACACATCCGCAGAGGGTATGTACACTCGACCGCCACCTTGTGCTATTACAAAATCAATGGCTGCTTGAATAGCAGCAGTATCATCTACAATGCCATCTCCTACAGCCCCAAAATCTTTTATATTCACAAAATCTGCAAAGTGATTAGCCAAAGTTCTAGCTGTAAGTCTGTCCGTCGGTGTAACCAAAGAATTAGAGGCAACAATGGCTCCCCAATCATTACCATCCCAATACCTTAATTCACCTTGATTACCACCAAAATCCTGCCAATAAGTAGCACCAATTTGTAACGGCTGCCCTGTGTTATCAAGTAAAGGAGGAGAAGTTTTAGCACCGAGATATTTACTTTCAAAATTTGTGAGTACGACATCAGCCGCTGAAGCTGATAAAGCTGAAGAGTCAGCAAAAGCGGAAGCAGAGGCCGCACTCGTACTGGCATTCGTTTCAGATGTACCTGCAGCAGCTTCACTTGCAGCCGCAGCAAGTTCTGAATTACCAGCATTAATCTCTGACAAAGCAGCAGCCGTTTCACTGTTTGCAGCATTATTCGCAGAGGTATTAGCGTTAGCTTCGGAGGTTGATGCATTTGACTCGGAGGTCGCGGCATTTGCTTCCGATGTAGCAGCAGCAACTTGAGAAGCTTGAGCCGCATCACGTGCATCTTGTGAATCACTCATTGCAGTAAGAGCGGAGTCACGGGCATCCTGTGCTTGTTGTGCTGCCTGCACTACAGTATCGGCATCCGACACAACCCATACACCAGGGTCAGCATCGTAGTACTGCAAGTTGCCGTCAGTTTCATTTAGGTAAAAGTTACCGGCTACAAGAGGTGCGCCATCACGACCTTCAGTTGGGGCATTTTCAAATGCACCCAAGTAAAGGTTCATAACGTCTACACCACCAGCGGCAGCAATAACTTCTTCGATATTCTCAGCGACTAGTTCCACCGCATCATATGCAGTGTTATCGAACTTCTCGACTGGAGTCGTATTATTGTGGCTCTGTGGTACGCGAGGCATGAGTAGTCTCCTTAAACCCAACCATTAGAATGGAACGCATTGTTCGCTTCTGGTGAAATATTATTGACCGTAATGTATTTTTGTAGGAACAACAACTGTTCCTCATACATCATCTTTTGGTTCATCGAAATAGCCTGAGCTTCTGCACTTTGGTTTGGCATGTATGCACGCCATGTAACGTAACAAAGCAAAGCAGATAGCGCCACCTCAGGTAACTCCAATTCAACTGACGACGGGTCAGACACATCACTAAGTTTAGGGTGGTCAGCACGGTACTGCACAAATGTGCTATTACCTGTTACTGGTGTCGGAATCTGTACGCTCAGTGGAGTCGGAGTGTAGTAAGAATTTGACGCACTATTGTCATTTATTGGAACCAAACAGCCTGCTTCATCATAGAAAGCTGTGATGGCCAAAATGTCATCAGTGAATTCATTACCATCATCGTCATCGATATACTTCTGCTCAGTGGATTCCGTGTTTGAGTACGCGTGCTTCGAGTTCAAGTAGTAAATAACTGTACCGTCATCTTGGTCAAGAATCAGTTCACTATCCTTGAGTGGGAATCGGGTGTAAATATCACGCAGACCAAGCTGCGTGAAGTTAGCAAATTTTTGATAGGAATCAGTTTTAATCATTCCATTAACTACGTCACCGGTATTTGCCAGTGGGCCTAAAGCCAAGTAGTTAAATACATCCAGTAAAGTCATGATGTCCCCTTAAACAATATATGAGTCGGTGCCGTATGTGTCATCGTCGTCTTCATCCATACCCCAATATTTAGTATCAGCATCGTGATAATGTTTGGGTAGGGCTTGGCCCGCAGGTTTCCAAGCACGCATTACAGATAGCATTGAAATTGTATCAGCAAAATCGTCATGCTTCGACTTGAAACCATCACGCGCTACAAGACTAAGTTCTTCGTAGGCTTCCAACATCGGCTTCGAATCGCGCATCTGTTCAGGGAAGTGAATCATCTTCTGCTTGAACCAAGGCACTACTGTATTGAATCGTACGAATTTCTGTACGTTCGGGCGTACACCTGGTTTACCACCGTTAGAATCAGACGCTAGGTTGAACAAGATATTGCGGTGACGCATCTCTTTCTGTAGCAATGAGATGAAACCACCTTGTTGACCTGACACCTCGATACCAACTTCTTTGGGGTCCCACTTCTGCACTAGACGGAATAGGTGTTCAAAGTTTTGGTCCATGGTGCAGCGCTCACAGATACCATCTACCCAGAACCAATGACCATTAGAGTCGTAGGCCCAGACGGAAATCACAGAGTAGTCGGCAGACATTTTCTCTGATGTCGCAAAGTCGGTAGTAATGTAGTAGTGGTAGTACTGCTTGTTCTTGACGATATCGTCTCGGTTGTACCACATGATGTCATCTTCGCCGATGAGACGTTCCTCATCCGACATGATTCGCAGCATCAATTCTTGGTTAAACGTATCTGGTCGTCCGTTCGCCATAGCGAAGTCATATTGCTCTTTGATGAACGCATATGTGAAACGGTCTGGCCAAGAACCACGGAAATCAGCCTCGTCACATGGGTATTGTTCACAAACAGGGTAGACGTTCACCCACCAACCACCAGATTCCACCGCTTTGTACAGTGGGTCTTTAGCGTTAAACGGAGTGCCTGACCAAATAACCTTTTTACGGCTAGGTGCCAGTGCGTGTTCTACCGCTTTATAAATGGTTGCCTCGACGTTCTCAATAACTGTTGGTGATTTAGCGTCTTCATCCGACAAAAGGTCATCGAGTACGGCCAACACTGGACGAGTACCCATCTCTTTCGCACCACGAACACCGGTCTTCGCACCATATCCTTTGATTACGGTCTTAACACCGTCGATATTAGTGAATTCCCAGCGAACATCTGTGAATCGTACGCCTTTACGTGGAAGGTACTTCTGAAGGAAGTCCGAGTTTTCCCAACGGTACTCCAAGTTCTTACGCATGTTCTTCACACCATTCTCAATGGAGTCAGATACGTACAGAGCTAGTGGAACTTTACCGAATCCTGGGAGTTCTCCGTACACAGCGATGTACAAGAACAGGTATTCACCTAGAAGTGTGGTCTTTGCCATACCACGGTGACACAGGTTGATGGTCTTCGAGCGCATACCGGCTACGTTATCCAGCATCTTGTAGTGAACTACTGGAGTTAAGTTCTCTTCACCTTCAGTACCGTTAACCAGTTTGATGAAGTTCACGAATTCTAAGGCGAATGCACTAGGGACATAGGTCGGGTCTACCGAATAGTCCACGGAGTTGAGCCATTCAACTACCGTCTTTTTAGGTGGTTTCTCAATAACGACGTTATTCATCATCTACGTCCTCGATTTCGCCTTCGATAATAGGCGTGTGGGCTACCTGCTGCGCAGTCATCCCACCGCCAGCAATGATTTGTTGTTGTAGTTCGGCCATCTTGCGCATTGTTTCACGCAGTTCACCAACATGGCTGGAGTTCTCGTTAACATTGATGTCAACTTGCAGCTTGGCATTTTCTTCTTCAGGTGGCTTAGTGTGTGTAAGTACTGAGTTCGCCGCGTCAGAACGTACCTTCTCAGAGGTAGCAGTCATCATAATCTCAGCTTGTACGTTCAGAGCTTTCTGACGGATGTCCATATTCTGGACATAGAAGCTGATGGACACTTTTTTGATGACTTCTTCCACGCACTTACTGTTGGCGAAAGCCGACACATAACGTGAAATCTCTTTATCCGACTTACCTTGAGCCAACCAGTCTTGGTATTTGTCAGGGAATGTCTTGATAAAGCTTGAAATATTGGTTTCGCCCATTGATTTGAACGTAGCGTACTTACAAGCATTGATGTACTGCTCGAAGGTGTAGCGACCTTGCTTAATTACGTCACTCGAACTAATCAATGTGTCACGGACAAAGCTGGCCGTATCAGGGTCATTAATTAGTGCGTTGACGTCGTCAACGTATTGTTGGTCGATTAACTTCTGCACAGACTTCGGAGCAATACTTTGAAGCATTTCAACGGATAATTCGTTTTTCATGAGAGTCTCTCTGTAGGGATTGTGTAGTAAACATATCATAGTATAACCCGCTTCGCGGGTTCTTTGCGGTTTTTCCGAACTTTCGGGAGTGACACCTCGATAATTTCCGAATAGTCAGAAGAACAATTGCCTGATACCCTAATCCACCCCGCCAGGGGTGGTATTAGGGTTATTCCATTCCACTAGTAAGGTGGATATTTATCCATGACTGTGAGTATTTCCACATGATTAAACCTACTGTTACTTATGTCATTGATGGTACTGAATACACACAATTTACTGTCAATGACGAGTTTACTCCTTTCGCTATATCTCGTAATGGTACGATTATTAATCTTGAAACAAATCGAATTCGTAAAAGCTTCTTACACCGTAAACTAAGTTATTTAGTTTTTGACGTTAAATGTTATGGGATAACAAAACAGCTATATGTTCACCGTATAGTTTGTGCAGTTTACCATTACCAATCTAATCAAAATTTATACGTAGACCACATTGATGGGGACAAGTTAAATAACTACTGGTTAAACGTACAGTGGGCTTCTGCTGCCCAGAATACGCAAAAATACTTTGGTACGTTGAACAAAGAGATTTGTCTTATTGCACCTGACGGCACAAAACATGTAACTACCAATTTGTATCAATTTTGTAAACAACACGGTTTGACCCCGTCACGTATGAGTGATGTAAAGAACGGCAAGTTTAAACAACATAAAGGTTGGCAAGTCCAACAGGAGTAAAGATTAATGTCACGCGCTATTAATACGCATGAACCTCGTACAGCTAAGATGGAAGTTTCATTGGTTTCAGAATTGTTAATCAAGTTCTACGGCAATAAGTCTCACGTAGCTGAACATTTGAAACTTCAACGCACCACCTTGAACAAGTACTTAAACGAGTACGGTGACATCATGATGATGAAGTTCGGTGACCAGTGGGTTCCATTGACTCAGCTGTCTCGTCGTCACAACGAACCAAAGGTAGATATCCAAGAGGTTATCGATGCCATTAATAAAGTCCGACTATAAGTTTCGTATCCTGTTCAAATACGAACATGGGTACAACTACCTAATGGAAGACAAAGCCTATTTAATTTTTGGTGTCATCAAATACCAAGGCGTCAAGTTATTTATGCGTCGTCCAAAGGAAATTCGCATCGACCCTAACTACCCAATTAGTGTGGATGAGGAGGCTAGAGACTTATTCAAGCAAATGTCTTTCGCTTGTCATCCACGCGGTACGGTAGCATACGGGATTGATAAAAAGGACCTAGCCAAAGTTTTAATCAATATGCCCGGGTGGGCTACCGGAAATGGTAACCAGTTCCGCCCACAACGTATGAAATGGGAGTCAGAGCATGGCTGGAGAAAATTCGATTCAACAACATAATCAGCACCCAGAATTAGACGATGTGTGGAAGAAGTACAATGAAGCCCCTGATGCTTGGCTTCGAGCTCGTATGGAAAATGGTTTTAATCTACCACCCACGGCTACGCAAAAACGTATGGATATGCTTAAAACAATTTTGACTCTTCGTACGATTGGGGTATTGAAAGCACCCACTTGAAAGTTCCAAGCCCAATACGGAATTGGGATAATCCGTCCAGATTATGAGGCAAATTCTTCATGAAAAAACCAATCTTAGTCCTAGCTAATGGGACTGTTATTGATACCCCAGAATATGTGTGCAAAGACTCAATCAATTCATCCTACGTGTCTTTTCGCTGGATTACATGTGACGGGGTTCAAGTCATTCAAGACCGAGAATACGGTTGCAAAAATTTAAGCATGCCTGAGCTGAAGCGTCGTAAAGAAGACCTCGAAGAAGCTATGGAGTTCCATAAAAACAAGGTAGACCAACAGCACCGTGCAGAACTTTTACTAATCCGCTACGACCAATGTCTGCAACATATGGCATTACGTCTTATCGGTATCCGACATGAGGGCACACCAAGTGAAAACCTCAAACACACGTTCAGGGGTTAGTGTTGCTAGTAATGGTTATTTTGTTACACGCATCTTAAATTACTACCCCGGACTGACGGTCGAGGACTACAACAAAATCATGGACCTCGAATATGACAACCGTCAGCACCTTCAAGGCATAGCCAATGCCCTAGGATTTACATTCCACACTTGCCCAACGGTAGTAGTGAAGGAATATTATTTGGAGAAGTACCCCGATGACATCATCCTCGCGAAATACTGGACAGCAAGAATTACCCGCGCTCAATCGTTCTCGCCAACTAAGCAACGACGCCTACAAAAAGCAGCTGGATTTGCGACACTCTATGGAGGCTCAACTAAGGTCACACGGATTCCAGGTCACCCTTAGCCAACCAGTAGTAGTATCTGGTTTCAAGCCTAGCTTTAACGTGCGTTGTCTGCAGATTCGATTGAATGGGGATTACCTTGGAATGTATAACCCATTCTACGGGCAGTTCTCAGTTAGCGATGCCAGACTCTCGGCATGGTGTCACATCATGGGAGAAAAATACTATGAGAACCAAAAAGCACGACTTTAGTATGTTCACTACGCATGAACTGACTAAAACCGTCGAAAAACACGAACGTATGATGGAATCGTTAGCAGAAGAAAACGGACACCTAGTTAGCGAGTGGTTGAGCCAAGCTAAGCAAGAACTGACCATGCGATTGATAGCAGGAGATGACTATGCTACTAACCGACCTGATGCTGAAAGTGGAGAACGTTGAACCAGGGGCTGAACTCAAAAGCCATGGGTATGGTCACTGGTCAATTGTAAACCCACGTAAACGCAATCCAACCCAAACCGACCAACCGCTTATGCTGGCCAGAGTCGTAACCTTCCCTGGTACACACCCAAAAACCGGCTCGCCTGTTAATAAAGTTGACCACGTAAAAATCGTAGGTAACACAGGTCCTCGCAAACAACTACGTGTATGGATGCTCTTATGGGGATTAACGCTCAAATGATAACTGATAAGCAGTTTGCAGAAATACTCAAACCATTGGACTTTGAATACGATACCAGTCACGACAACATTTATGTTGATGACGATGAGCTAATAGCAGTAGTTGACTCAATACCTGATGGTGATGACTGGAAGCGAGACTATTTTGTTGTGATGGTTCGTATACCAGATACGGATGACGAACGCACACTTGCGCTCCGCGCCGCGTGCGTTCTACACAATATCGAAGTGAGGGAGTTGAAAGACAGTGACCACCGATGAATTTTACGACTTGATGCAACGACTTCGCATCCGTCATGACCCGAAAAACCACTACATCTTTCTTGACCATAAAGACTTAACAGGCGGCAACATTACTGGTGCCTACGTTTTCGATAAACGAACCCTAGATAATCAGACCATTGTCAAGAAAGTAACCTTCTACTGTCGTGCACCCGAAATGGATGAAGTACGCATGCATTGTATGTTGCATGGTGTTGAGGTAGCCGGTTTCTGTTATACCCGTGACCCAAGCGAAATTGAGGAGAAGCTGTATGCGCGAGGCCGATATCGAGACAGTCGAGCAAACGCTAAATAACTACTTGTTCGAACACTTGCCTGAGTATCACGTTATGCGTTATCACAATCAATTGCGTTTGTTCATCGAACCAATTAGTGGTGGTAACGCAGCAGCTCAATATATCCACATAACTAAGGCCATACATCCATTTAAAGTTATGGGATTACCAGAAGAACTTGAACGTGTATTACGTGTGTTCTGCTTGTTACACGATTTGGCTTATCACGACATAACCATAACGGAGCCGGCTGATGACGAAAACTACTCACTCCGTCCGTAACCCATATGGACCAACCCATAATGAAAAAATTATGAGTGTCGTACAACTTCAAGGACTTGATAAAACCATTGAAGAAATGACTGATGAAGGGATAGAAAATATGCTGGATTCGTTCACTCGTACGCTGCTCCGGGGCAACCATGCTGACAAGCCGGGTTTTCATGACTACCTGGAAGAAGCCATCAGTCTAATGAAACAGGAACTTGCCCATCGAACCATAGGCTCTAAACCTCATGTTGTTTGGGAAGAAGGCCGGCAATTCAAAAGGACCTACTATGAGTGACCCAACAATGGCAGATGTGCGCGGCGCACTGGAAGCCTCCGGCTTGCCAGTGTTACATAGCGGTTATTCTCTGCGTTTCCCTAACTCTCCTCTCATCTTCCGCATGGACTCTGGCTACAAAGTAGTGGCCTTGTACTGTGGGGACTTCAAGGAGGAATTCATTTCTGAAACCGACAAAAAGATATTCGCTATCGCTGCCATATTCGATATCGAGCGTTCTGACTTCGGTATTAAAACAAGTCGAGGCAAATATGTTACTGACTTCAGCTCAAGAAGCTCTGAGAAAAAGTGGATATCGATTCCTTAGTGGTCACATCATCAAAAACAATATGACCTACGGATTCTATGCTACGAGTTCTACTAAGAAATTTGGTACGTATGTCGATGAGCATATTTATATGGTCAAAACCTGTAGTCGCGAAGTAGCTGCAGTAATGGTGGTGAACAATGTCGAAGTTATCAAATACTAAGCGTGCAGATGCATTCGGTGACAAAGTAAAGCGAGTAGTTGCAGCTATTGAGTGTACAGTCGATGTAGGTGACTTCATCATATGGGGCGGCCTAAACATCGGTATCCTAACTAGTCGTGGTGATTGGCAAACAGGTGAAGTAACTGAGTTTGTCATGATATCTGTTCGTGGATTGCCAATAGAAAAAGAGCTGATGACTCACCTCACTTTACATGACATTCCCTTTGTCAAACATGACAGAAGAGAGGAGCCAGGTAAATGGAACCGATGAAACCATCTAGATTCCTAATCATGCTCAAGAATCACTTCGGATATCGAATCAGTCCAAAAGTCGCTAATGGGCGTGACCTATATCTGAATGGTTGGGCAGGCTACCTTAGCTATGACGGTATGACGGACAGACCAAGAGGGTTTGTTATCGGCGCTAAAGGGCAGCACCTAAAAGCCATGTGCATTCTCCATGACCAGAGGATTCTCGAATGAAACAGATTAGCAACGTTCAGCTAACTGACTTAGCCAAAAAAGTTGGCCTAGTAGTAAACTTTGAATATCACCTACTGCACTTGGTTAACTCCAAAGAAACAATAGGGCATTGGTCTTCTGCTAAGGGCTGGGTTAAACAAGTCACATTACACGGCAATACTGCTGATAACGACAAAGTTAAAGAATTCCGTGTTCTGTTACTAATTAACGATGTCAATTGTCGTGTGACCGATAAAATCACTATAACGAAGGACTTTCGATGAATACCTTCTCAAAAATCAATGCCGACCTGAAGCAGTATGGACTTCAACTGGAACAAGCCATTGCTCGTCAATGGTACATAACCAATGAAGGTGAGTACGGCAGGGGCCAAATCCATGGGTATTTTAAATACAACCGAGGTACTGACATAGCCGAGACACTTCTGGTGTACAAGACTTCAGGCCATAAAGAACTACTGTTGACACTTAATACTACTATCTGGGATTGCGTATTAACTGGAGGTACTGATTAATGAGAATAGTAAGAGAACTGATGCAAACCATGTTGGATTGGATGCCAGGCTACTACGCAATAGAAGACAAGAACCTAATGCACTATTGGCACCTCCGTACATCAGCTAAAGGCCGCAGTCGTGGAACCATAGTGTTTGACCATCAATACGGACTCCGCGTTCGTTTAGACGACGCCGACTTAGTTAAGGAGCTAAGGACCAAAGTCCTTATCAATAACATGGAAGGTGCCGTAACCATCTACTACATCAACCCGAGGTTACCTCATGCGTCTGACTAGTTTTGTAAAAATCATTGAGCTCACCTTCCCTGATATGGTGTGCCAGTTCATTGATAATGGTACAGCTGTGCACGTCCGTCGAGTAAACCATACTCGCAAATCAGGGTGGGAGTCAGTAGCTTATGTGTCCACATGGGACATCCCAAACCGCCGTCGTAAGTTAACCAAGCATGGCTCACCACAAGTAACGTACATTCGTAACTGCACTCATAAAGGTATGCGTGCCTTGGCCACAGTACATGGCATCGAGGTCATGGACAAATATGAAGGATTGAAGCTATGACTAAACAAGAATTTGCTGAAGCATGTGCAGGGGTCGGGGTATGGTTCAATCCAAAGTCCCTACGCATCTACCGTAACTATGGCTTCTCCCACCAAATTGGATATATCACTACAGATTATCAGGGAAACGTACAAAGGGTGGTCCTGCTTGAATCTACTAATGAGCTTGAATGCTTTAAGGCGTTGCGCACACTAATAATGATTCATGGTTTATCAGAAGCCAAGTTATCTACTGACTGGGGGAGACAGATGGGATGACTAAGAGCGAAGCGAACAAACTTATCTTTAATCAGCATGGCTACTACATTGCTTCTTCTGGTGGTTTGTATTTAATCGGTGGAGGTAAAATTGGTATTTGTGCTTTTGAATGGAATGCCCCACGACACATTCTTCGAGTAAACATTCTTGCAGATGCCATCAATGGGCCTCAAATGAAGGAGATACAAACCCTTTGTCTGCTACACGACATAAGATTAAAAATACTGGAGAACTCATGACGTACCTTCAATTTATCCACCGTATTACTGGCCCAATTGGAGTAGCAATATTCCCATCCTCGGGCAATCTGTACTACAACCACGTCCGTGTAGGCTACCTAGACTTCAACCGTCACTCTGAAGAACAGGAAGTTAACTTCTTCCGTCCAGCATCAATACCGCGCACCATTGGTCCAGATAGAAGCGAAGAGGAGAAGTTACGTGACATCGTTAAACAACTAACTGCCCTCTCTGTCATCCATAGCGTAGAGGTAAGGAATATTGCATGCTAATGGCTCATATGGCAGGCACACTCGCCAAATATGGTATCTACCTTCACCCAAATGGTGTCATCAAGATTGATGGTGACCGAGTAGTAGGCGGTGTTAGTAGCTTTTGTCCATATACCCACCAAACATACTTAGACCCACAAGGCAGACATGTAGCAATGTTCGTAGCCCAGTACTCAGACCCAGCAATCAAAACACTAGCATTCATCCATGGGGTAGGAGTGCACCAGTAAAAGGTCGCAGGTTTTTCGGAAAAAATAATAATTTTGTACAGGTGTAGTATACATACATCGAACACCTCAGAAAGAACCTACCCCCCCGGTACTTACACCTGAGACTCCGTCTCATACAGGCAATCATGCCCTAACTACCGAGGATATCCTTATGTTCAAAGCAATCAAAGCACTATTCAAAGCGTTCATCTCACTAATGAACATCATCACTGGCCTTATCAACCTAGGCGGTGACGCAATGAGTGATGCCTCTCGTGAATACGGTGACTGGTCAAACAGACGTCAGGCTACCAAGTCACGTCTAACCACATTCAACGATAACTTCGATGCACTCGAAGAACTAGCAGACAAACTGCAAGACATCGAAACATCTGACATCCCAGAAGATGTCAAGGTAATCCTACGTGCAGAAATCAATGCACAAATCGACCAGTTCAAAACAACAGAAACAGCACCAGCTGTTGACCCTAACGCATAACCTCTCAGGGCTCCTACGGGAGCCCTAGAGAAGACTTACACCTAAGATGGTAATAGCCTAGACTAAATGCACCTTCGGTGCATATAGGTAGGTTTAAGAAGCTCTCTATGCGTACTACAAGGCTACCTTTCCATGTTACCTCTTCAGATTGCCACTACTTGCCACTAACCTACACTTCACTCATCTCATTCTCATCAACTACATGGACACTACACATGACTCAACATAAACTCTTTGGAGTTGGTATCAATGATTGTGATTACAATCCTACTCCCAAACAAACTATCGATGGTAAGCGTGTAACGCTTCCTCCTTGTCCTTATTACACTCTCTGGACAAACATGCTAAGTCGATGCTACTCATCCTCTAAACAACGCACACAACCAACCTATGCAGGTTGTACTGTTGACTCTCAATGGCACACATTCAGTGTATTCAAAGAATGGCTGATAGCTCATCACTTCACTCAAGGTATGCACCTTGATAAAGACCTACTAATTGATGGTAATAAACACTACTCACCTACTACTTGTGTATTACTACCTAAATCAATTAACTCATTCCTCACTGACAAACAAAAGCCAAGAGAACTCCCAACTGGCATTTATGAAGCCAATGGTAAGTACTATGCAATGGTCAAAGACACCGAGCTAAACAAGAAGGTCACATCACATCGAGTGGACACTATTGAAGAGGTTGTTGAACTACGCAACAACGCCAAACGCAACAACCTCAAATACCTCATCAACAAAGAGAACATCACTGACCAACTCATCATCAATAAACTCATGGAGAGATACTCATGAAACTACTAACTCTAGCTCTACTAGCACTCTCTATGAGTGCTACTGCTAACACTCAACTAGAACGCTTCAACAAAGAACAGGACATCATTGAATCAATAGCTATCTGTTCGTACATGTACCCAAGTAACGCTAACGCGTTACTTGTGCAAGCTACACAACGCTACGCAAAAATAGGTAAAGACATACTCATACCTGAACTAACCAAAGACAAAGATGCCAGTATTTACTCTGAGTACAAGGAAGCTGGTATCAATGACGATATGTTCATTGGCATGGCAATGGCAGGTACATTTGAGCGTGCTCAAGACATAGCTGATGCACGCATTGAAGACTACTTGCTCAACATCGATGTACCTTGGCACATGTACCTCAACATGAAGCCTGAGCAAAAGAGAACAGCACTGGCACCACTACGTAAGAAGTCAGGTTGTCATCTAATACCCTAGTCACTCCGTGACATAGAGGCATCATTTAAGGTGCCTCAATCCAACTAAGGAGTACCTATGTGTAAGTGTCACTCATACAACAAAGACACCGGTATTACCCCAAATGTCATAGTACAACACCCTTATGAACCAGACAGAACTATTTGTTTAGATGCTTGTATTGCACCTGTAATACAACATTTATGGGCAAGGGGGTATTGGACATTGAACTCATGTTGTGGGCACAACAAACAACCACCTAGCATAATCTTTGAAAAACTAACACATGATAAAGCTAAAGAAATAGCTGCATGTATCAAAGAAATAGACGTCCGCTGCTTCGATTTAATGGCATGGACACTCGTTAAATATTAACTAAGGAGCCAACCATGGTCTTCACAAAACAACCTGTTGAAGCTGAACCAGAACCAGCTAAGTATGCATTTCGTAATGCACGCACTGGTGAGTGGTTGAAGTCATTCACACTTGAAAACGATGGACATCGTAATCGATGTGGCATCACACCGGCTGATGATATCAGTCAGCGTCTTGAACTAAGCGCAAAGCCTTATGAACCTAATCAGGTGAGAATAGCGGAGTTACTCTCCAGCCTCTCTGATGATATTTGGGAGTCAGTATTAATATGTTAAGCCACAACGCAAAGCAAACCTTGAAGCTAGGTGCAGCATACATTGCCATTGTATGGTCAATCATCATGTTCGTGATTGTGTGTAGTACTCCAGCCTCTGCTCATCCTAAATTTATCAGTGATAGTAAATATAAGTACGTTGTAGTGTGTGAACACAACGACATCACTTATACATACTACACAAATAAGGTTAACGATTGGGATGTGAATTTTGTACTCACTGAACCAATCACAATCAATGAAATCACTCGCGAAGAAACCAAACTAGGTGAACAACTTGTTGTTTCTAACGTCAACTGTATGTTACTCAAAAAGTAACTAATCAACCTGTCGGAAAACACACACCTTTGGTGTGTTTTCCGTAGTTAAAGGAGAACCTGTTATGCCACTATCGTGTTATCGAGAACTAAGTCATGCAGCTAGAGCTGAAGACCTAGCTATGGATGTGACTCAAGATACTCGTGAGAAGCTGCTTGATGAGATGCAGCGCATCTACGCAGCACCACGTATCACTGACCAAAACAAAATGTGCATGGCGTACAACGTCATGATTATCAAAGGATACTCACTATGAACCAACAACCTAATGCATGGCGCATTGAAGTGTTGAAAGAGAACCCAGAGTCACTACGTACACTAGCCAAAGCAGCTAAAGAAATGCTTTGGTCTATGACTGATAAACAGTTGGGCTCGCCGTTCAACTACACATGCGCCAAACTACCTCAATGGGTAGACCGCAGCTACTCAAGTACTATCTTAGCCATCCTTGGTCATGAGTTTGCTTGGCATAACTATGGTGATGTTGAAACTAACTCTGCGTTTATCAATTGTCACATTGACTATACGTACTTTCATATCATTGAACATGGTGTAGACATTTGTTCCATCAAACGTGCTGCATTTATCACTCACCGTAAGATGTGGTTGAACTACATCATCAACATGGCAGAACTCTATGCACCTCTCGACTAAAATCATCGGTTACCTTGGTGGTGGCTGCGCAATGTTCGGCTTAATGGGTGGCATCGCTGCTATCTTTCAAGCCAAGTACTTCCAAGGTATCGCTTTGATGTTATGGAACATTATCTTAATGTTCTTTATTCAACGTACCTTCGACAAACATAAACAACCAAAGGACACAGAGTAATGGTAACTGTAACACTACTGATATTGACCGTAGTACTGGCAATGGTCATCTGCTTCCGTAACGTACTCAACTGCTGTAATAACTTCGAAGCTGGTGTTAGCCTCGCAACCTTTGTAGTACTAGGTGGGTGGCTACCAACACTAGTACAAATCTTTAATAAATTAATGGAGACAACCCATGGTTGAACAAATGCAATTCCGTACTGAACGTAAGCAAGGCAAGGATGGTAAGTTCCACTACCTAATCATCGCTGATAATAAGCACGGCTACTACGTTCATGACCAAGAAACCGTTGATGGCTTTTGCCAAATCCAAGGCAATTGGGTGATGTGGCCAGTGGGTGATAATCCGTGGGACACGTTTGATGCGTCACACTATCGTGACGGCTTACCAAAGGTTAAGCCAGAAGTAGTTATGACTTCGTCATATGGGGAGACATGCAACTACTTGAAAGTTAACGCACTAATAGGAGCAGTGTAATGACTATGAAATGCTGGACAGTCGTGTACTACATGGGCAAGTTTGTGATGCAAGGCTACGTTGTAGCCGGCAACAAGCAAGCAGCTGAAAGGAGAGCAGAGCAACGCTATGGCAATTACAAAAAAGTGATTGCTCCAAATTAAAACCTACATATCGAGAGTTGAAAAACCTCGCTAAATCCAACCTACAAGGAGCCCTACCATGGCTAACCAAGGATACTCACGTAAAGCACTGATGGCTGACAAAGATATCAGCATCAAAATGACCATCTTCAATGCACTTGACCAAGGTGGCATCAATCGTCAACAACTAGTCAAAATCGTCGCTGTAAACCACGGTATTCAGCTAGCAATGGACGATGAAGACTTCAAGAATGCTCAACTGCATTACACCGGTGCGTGTCGTTTTGTACGCACAACTCTAATGCGCATCCAAAAGGAGTCACGCTCATGATTCGCACAACTAATTGGGATGGGCACATCCTATTAATCGACCCATTCAGTATTGATATGGTCGTGTACGGCAAGAAGAATCAAGTCACTGTAAAAACTGATGTTACGTTGTATGTCCAAGGACAAACAGTATCTATGGACTCTCGTGTATTCGAGGCAGACGTTCTACCATCCATCGAAGAGGAATCTAAGTATGGCACTCTCAATGATTGAGCAAGCGCTCGCTTACAACAAGGAAACCTTCGGCATCGAAGACTTCGAACTAGTTCAACGTGACGGCATGTTCGTGCTGCAAGTTGACTTCACCGTTGGCATTCATGCTGGCATCTACAGCACTGGTGCGGTGGAATTTCAAACCACTAAGCCAATCAAACAAAAACGTCTTGGTGCCACAGTAGGCATCATCAATGCATTCGCTAGACATATGGAGCACTACAATGAAAACCCTCAAGAACCTAATGTGGCTGATGGCAGCACCAGTCCTAATTCCTAAATTCCTTGTGATGTACTTCATCAAAGCACACCACCGTAAGCAATTCGAACTAACTGGTGACCGCAATCACCTAAGGAAGAGTCGATGAATCAAGTAACGGTTGACCACCAAAACCGCGACGCACCCAAACCCCAAGAGGGTGGCGAGCTGTTTATTACGGTGTTCACTGATGCATCTCATTGCCCTGATACTAATGCCTATGGAATTGGCGTTTGGGTGCGTGCGGGCGCTGACCCTATCGTGACCTATAGCAAGCGTGGAATCGGCTTAAAGGATTCCACCCAAGCGGAGTACTTCGGCATCAAAGATGCACTTGAGTACATTAAGAAGCACTGCGAAACCAAGGACAAAGTCCTTGTGCTTCAGTGCGATAACCTCTCAGCATTGGGAAAGCTTGACGTGTTCCGCGTTAAGCTATCTCTCAAACTCAAACACGTGAAACTAAAGCACGTTAAGGCACATACCAATGGAAAAACTCGCCGCACTCGCGTTAACTCTATTGTTGATAGACTGGCTTATAACGCTATGTCTTCAACGCGTCGTATCGCAACGTCAAACCGAGCCACTCCAGTTAACTATCTCGAAGCAGAACTTCAGGAACATTCGTGGTGACGACATCTCTCTGTCGTACCTTGCTTGGTGGTTGTTCAACTACCGTGGGTTCCCAGATACTGGTAACAATCGTCGCTGTTTGGCTGCGTGGCATACAACCATGGAAATGCGCTTTAAGTAACGTTTGGCACTCCGTGCCATAAAGGAAGTTGGGTGTGGTGTGCAACGGCAATTCGCACCGCGCTCGCTTCAAATTCCGGCAATTTCGCCACATTTTAAATATCGAGGAAATTATTATGTCTACTCAAAACATCGCTCCTGCTGTACGTATTCTTGTTGAACGCTCTGCTGACATCATTTCTTCAGCTGGTCTGACCATTGAAGATTTCGCTGGTGTTACAGCTGATAAAGCTCGTGAAATCATCGCTGATTGTAAATCCGCTATGGGTATGGAAGACGACAGCAAGCTAGGTGCTCCACCTAAAACTGGTAACGCTCCAACGGCTGGTGGTAACGCTGATTCCGTGGAAGAAGTTGAGTACATGGGTGTTGTAGCTGAACGTCGTGTTTACGGTCAAGGCACAAAAGACCGTCGCGTTTACCTTAACGCCAAAGCCTTTGAAGGTTCTGCGTACATGAACATCTCGTTGCCTGTTGGTGACAAGCTGATGAAGATTGGTGGTATCAATCTTCAAGACCTTTCTGAAGCTAACGCATCTGACAACGGTACTAAACGTGGTCGTGCAATGCTTCTACGTTTGATTCAAGAACACGGTCTTGCTGCTTGCGGCAAAATCAAGTTCGAAGTTGAACTAAACGTTCCATCATTGATGGAAGATAACCATGAAGCGCTTGACGCTGAAATCGCAGCTTTCTTTGAAACTGCAACTACTAAATAACCCTTAACCCCACTCAAGCCGAGAGGCTTTGGTTGCTAAACATAGTACAAACTTCAAGGCAAGTACCACATGGATGTGGGCTTGCCTTATTTATTTTTAGAGTGAGACTGATTATGAAACTGAAATTGCAGTTGTGGCTAGACCACTATAAGAAGTACGAAATGAACGTTAAGCAAGGAGCAGCAAACCAACGTAATGCTCTGAAAAAACATGAGAAAGAACGTTCCGAAACATTTGTTGCCAAATGTGAGGAGCACTTACCAGAGATTCTAAGATTGAATGAGTTAGACCTACCAGCCAATGATATTGCAGACATCATTGGTGTAGACCGAACTCATATTTACCACATTCTTAGAAAGCTCAACCTTAAATTAAACAACCGTCGAGGAAAGATTCATGAGTAAATTACTGACATCAATCAAAATGGGTATGGCACGTCGTCGTATGGCTAAACACAAAGCAATCGATGCAAAGCTATGTACTGAATTTACAAGGACTTTTGAGAAGTGGATGCCTAATGCAGCCAGTGCATTTACTACCAACGAATTAGAGTCAGCAGTCATGTCATATTTAATTGGCACCCGACGACTATGGTGCACTATTTATATGGCACAGCCTCAATGTGATGCTTGGAAAAAGAACTTTGCACTATTTGCTCGTTATTACAAAGAGTGGGTTCAAAGTGAGCCAGCAGCTATTGGCGGCTTCCATGAGTGGTGCATGTTAAATAGAGTCAAAGCAACTCTTATTTAAAAAATTGCGCCTTCGGCGCATAGCAGGTGGTTTGAAAAAAGGATTAGACAATGGACAAAGTATTATTCGACTTACAACAACAATTAGAATACCGCACATCAAATCAACATATTAATCTGTATTTCGAAGAAGAGCGTAACTCGTTTACGCTCGACCCTTTGATGTACATCATGGATTATATGTCCGAATGCAAGGACAAAGACTATACGTACCAGAAGAAGGGTTCGCCTCTTCAACTGGTGCGTCATGATTTACTTGAGGTAGATGGATGGCTATGTGACGAAGACAACATGGAAACCATCGACCATATCTTGTATCGCATGATGTGCCTAATCTATACAACCAAGGGCGGTGTGACTGCACAGGCTTTGGCCGGGTTGGTATTCAACAAGGTTGACTTCGAGGAGAAGCAGCGCCGCTTAAAGCTGGCGTCAATCTTCCTAGATGCAATCGCGGTATCTGAATACGTCAACATTCGTAACACACCTGACAAAATCTACTTCGAACCAACGGTAGAACTATCAATGGAACGCCAGCGTGAGATTACTCACCTAGGCCACCCACTACCAATGATTTACGCACCACGTGTAAAAGACAACCGTTCACTTGGCTACGCTACTCACAAGATTCCTATGCTTGCAGGCGGGAAGCTTAAACAGCATGACAAGGACATATGTCTTGACCACTTCAACCGTTTGAATGCAACGCAGTACTGTATCGAGCTACGTATGGGCATGATGTACCAACCAACATTCCATGCAGAAGCCAAGGTTAAAAAGAATGGCGAGTGGGAAACTCCCGAAGACATTCAAAAGCGTAAAGAGCAGTTCGACCTTATGGTCGCTGAACTACCGCTTAAAATCGGTGAGATGGTGAAACAAGGTAACCGCTTCTACATCCCTCACTATGCAGATAACCGCATTCGAACTTATGCCAAGGCATACCACTTCAACTACCAAGGTGCTAAGTGGACTAAGGCAGCAGTTCAATTCAAACACAAAGAAATTGTAAAACCGGAGTTCTGATATGAGTAAATGGAGGTTACCATGTCCCCAAACACTAACGAATGCAAATACGTTACTACGCTCAAAGAGAGAATCAGAAGAATTACAGCAGAAGGTGCTACAACATCAGAAGTACACCAATATATTACGCAGACGATTACTGGACATATGTATAACGGTCAATGCTCCTCCTCAAAAAGAAGAAAACATCCGTTACCCAACTACTCGCTTTCAGATTTACGTGCTTGGTGTGTCTCCAGACCTAATTGGAACCAAGTACTCCAAGCATGGATTGATTCCGATTTCAACCCCAAACTTAAACCATCCTGTGACCGTGTTGAAAACCATAAATCCTACACGTTGGACAACCTTTCCCTTGTTACTTGGACTTTCAATGACGCAAGAGAAAGAGAGGCTAAACGCACAGAACACACCTCCAAAAGAGGTGTACAAGCTGTGTATACAAAAACTGGAGAAAGCAAAGTATTTGAGTCAGTCAGAGAAGGAATGCGTCATTTCAACTCTACTTCAGGAAATATCTCACGGGCGTTAGCCGGTAAACAACCCACAGCATACGGATACGTATGGACTTACATCTAATTACATATAAGGGCAGATTATATGGAAACTTACACGCCAGCCCAATGGCTGCTGATTGACTTGGCTTCACAATACGGCCTAGATAAGAAACACTTTGACGTACGCCTAGATTGGGGCAAAAGCTTATTGCCTCGTCTAGAGGGCTGTAGCCAAGACCCTGAAGAGATTGCTCTATTCTTCCAAGACTATATCGATGAGGCTGACGAGCCAGAGATGTTCTGTGCTTCGTTACTAGCTATCAAAGATGTGATGCTTGGTAAGCCAACTGGTTACACAGTAGGTTTGGATGCAGCATCTTCAGGACCACAGCTCCTATCTGTATTATGCCGTTGTCTAACTGGCATGATGAACACAGGCGCTATCGACTCTGGTCTTGTACCTGACTTGTACTCACTAATTAGA